TATGAGCCCAATTATGATACCGTGGTGGAGGCCACTGATCTGCCTGTCCACACTATCATAAACCGACGCAGCACTGCAGTAAAAGTCACTTTTTATGGGGCAGACTCTAATGAAAATGGGGCAATAGTTGTAGATAGGTGGCTTGGCTATGCAGAGGCCCTGACCCTCATCCCTATCACAGCAACTTACGGCTTGTCTTCTGCTCCCAATAAGTACAGCACTAGATTTGCCTACATAGGCGGTCAAGATACTGACCCAACAGCATAGTGGCAGGATGGAGCATGGACTTTTCAGGTATCGACATAGCGGCCCTTTTGGGCGCGATAGGAACGGGCGCCGCTGCTTTTTTCAAGGCTTTTAAAAGCGACTCTAACGTAAAGAAGGCTAACGCCGAAATTAACGCCATCAACAAGGCGCGAGAAAACACGGCTACTGTACGTGATGCACAAACGCAAGAGCTAAAGACCCAAATCGAGGTGCTGAAGAAAATAGTGGCGAACCACGAAAGACAGCTTGCCGACGGGACGCATGAATTCGAGTCCATACGCTCCGAGCTTAAGGAGCAGAACGGCCTACTGCGTGAAATCCTGGGCGCACTCAAAATCAAGTTCAACCTTCCGATAGACGGGAACGGTACGCTATGACTCCGCTTGTCGTTTCGTTCGCGGTTCTGTTTATCGTAAGCGAGGTGTTGTTAAACCATGGCTAACAGACGGACAGATAGCTGGAAGGTCGTTCGTTCGCTTTACGTTACGAACTCTTACGACAAGGGTAACCCGTCTGTAACCGTTAAGATATTCCCCTACACAGAGGACAATGTAAATCCGTAGTCGGGGAGGCTACAAAAAGGCCCTCGGTGAGCGATCATCGGGGGCTTTCGGTTTTATGTTCTTGGCTTCGATTTGAACCAACTCAAAAGTTTACTATCGCAAGGTTCAAAAAATGGGTCGCAATTACAAGAGCTCCTGCCGATAGGACATTTTTCACAGCCTAGCTTGAAAGACGAATTTTCCTTGCCGATATTGTCGATAAAATCTTCAGGTTTTAATGAATTTAGCCAGCGTTTAAAATTTGTCATGTGATTTTCAGCCCTTTTATAAATTCTTCAAACTTATCGTAGTCGCACTTTTCATCGTCATAGCACATTGACGGTTCGTCCTTGAACGGACATTCTCCGCAAATGCCATCTTCCGAAATCGACGTAAAATAATTGCACATTCCGCACCATGCATTTGTAAGGCTTTGATGCTTGTAATTCTCGTCGATCATTTTTTCCACCTCATGCCCATTATCGCCTCACAAACATAGCGTGGTCTTTTATTCGCGGTGCGCCCCAGGAGCCGCCTACAACGGTAACTGGAACGCCGCAAATTGTAGCCATCTTTCCGTTCCGGTCGATGTAGTTTTTCACTGTTTCCTTTACTTCTCTGAACAGGTAAAGGGTATTATCTAGCAACATCTTTTTCGGGTCGAGTGCGTCCCTATTGCCAGCACTAACCTATTGCAATCGGTTAGCCATTTCTTGTGGAGACCACTTTTCATTATTTGACTATTTAGAGCCTCGGCCGGATTCGAACCGACATCTAGCCGCCCCTTCATGGAAGTGGGACGGGACACGCTCGCGGTGCTTCCATTCACCGCCGTGCTGCCTAACCGTTAGGCTACGAGGCTATTATTTTTTTTACTTCTTCGGGCGTTATTTTGTCCGCGTTCTTCAATTCAATTTTGGTCAGCATTTCCAAATCGACAGAATTTGGCAACGCTTTTTCTAAAGCATCCATCAATTCTTTTTCATAATTACCGGACAGGAATGGCAAAGGGTCATGGAATCGCTTATTTCTTCGGGCTTGAATTTCGTCCAAATCGGTGCAGATTCGTCCGAGAGAATCTTTAAATTTGTCCATGTTGAAATGCTCACGAAATTCTTCCGGCAATTCAATTACAAGTTTCATTCTTCCTCCACTATAGATTCACTTGTTACAAAAATTCTGCATTTAGACGGGTCAAAATGATTATAAATGAAGCGAGCAAATTTTGCTTTGAATAATTCATCAAAACCATATTCCCATTTTATGGGATAGCCTTCTTTTTGAATTTGCTTGAGTTGGTCGAAGAATTTTTTTCTCGTTACAACTTCATTACTTATTGTGAATAACCTAATTTTCTTTTTCATAAAAAATCCTAAAATAATTCGCCATCACTATTTATTTCAACCAAACATTCCATCGGGATTTCAGTTTGGTCAGAAATTTTTCTAAAACTGTTTTTACTATCTCGGAATTGAGTTTTTCCTTTTAATTCTTCAGTGTATTCTTCGTCCACATGCTTTTCGACGATTTTGTTCAAATCGTTTTCCAAATCCTTAACATCGTTTTCAATACTCGACACATCGAGAACGAGCGAATAACTGGCATATTGTTTTCCGGTATTGGCATCGGTGACCATGTCCGTTTTAATGTTCATGCCCTGCTTTTTAAGGTCGGAAATTCGAGACGCCAAACGAAAACACCCGAACAAGTTAAGCGCTTCCAACGGCGTCAATTTGTGACCGTTTTCAAGATATTCCTTTATTCTTTGGTCTTGCGTTTGTGCCATTTTATCCTCAAAGGTTTTCGATATAACCAACAAATGCGAATGCCGAAAGCAGAACGAGACAACCCGCAACACTCAAGGCACAGTTCACAATTTTTCTTTTCAAGGCTCGGCGCTTGTTTTCCTTAATCCAACCGCCCTTTGGAATATATTCGTTTATATTCATTTTGCTTTAAACTCCGTTAATGTTTTTCCATCAAAAGAAATTTTTACTTCCTTTACTTTCAAAATCTCGTGTTCGCATTGGTCAAGGCCATAGATTCTTTTACATTCAGCAAGCGAGGAAACTATACACTCTTGCTCATTCCACTTGCCGTCTTTACAAAATTCATCACGATATTTAAAACGAATGTGCAGCATTATTTTTTCTCCTTTGCTTCGAGTTCGACCAACCGCTTTTGCAAATCAAAATTCATTTTCTTTAATACTTCGTTTTCTTGTTCAACCATTTTCAGGCGTTCAAATTCGATTTTGGTAATTTGGATAAAATTGGTTTCCGGGTGAAGCGGATATTTTTTATCGTTTGGCATTACTTCAATCCTCATTTTAATTTTTTTCGGTTTCCTGAAAACGGCAACTATTGTGGGCATTGACAGTTTGAGAATTTGGTCATAAGAAACCGCTTGGCCTTGATACGCGAACACATTTCTAAAAGCCAATTTCATGGCATCGAGCGCTTTTTTAATTTGCTCGGCGGTTTCTTGCCGCCGGTCTTCTTTGTACCGCAAGCCATGGCTATGCCTCCATTGTTTTGTTGTTGTTCGTTATACCTTGTATTTCGGGCTTCATCTGTTTAGCGCACTTGATACATGTACATTGTCCGGTCAATGGTGATGCGAAAACAACGTCGTCACCTTCTTGTCCGCAAATATGGCAACGCTTGACAAAATTTTTCTTTGGAATTCTTGTATTGCTCATTTGTCTTTATCCTAAAGTTTCATTCGCTTATGAGCGTTTTTGACGTGGTTGTGAGTGTGGCCGCCTTTCATGCGGTGGCCTACATGTTCATCATCCTTGAGTTCCGCAATCGTACAGCATTCCCAGCTAGCGTAGGACGACCACAATTTTTTAAGCCTTTTTCCATGATAGGCCTTTATTAACTTTTTGAGCCTTTTTCCATGATAGGCCTTTATTAACTTTTTGAGCAGTCCGGGCCTTCCGCGTTTGAGCTCCTTCGTCAAAGAATCCCTTAATTGCATGATAGTCTTGTGTTTCATTTCTTTCCTCCGTTGATTTCGCAATTTTTGATCGCGACACGTTCGCCATCTGCGACTTGTTCCATTTCTCTTCGAATGATGTTCATAAGAAGTCCCTAAAAACGATGAACCAATACCGGCTTCAAGTCGCCGTTTATGGCTTTCAATTCTTCGATAACGGAATTTTCACGGTCTATGTCGCCGCCTACCAATTCCGTCATGTCGTACACGCCCAGCACTGTCTTTGTGCCTTCCGGGATGGTGTAGCCGATAAGGTAACAGTCCAACTTCTCGGATAGCATGACGGCATTTCCTTCGATATTTGCCGCGGCCTGAATTATTTTATCGCGTTTCGTCATTTATACCCTAGTCCTCAATATTTTGATTATAAGCTAGATAAATTCGCACTGTTTGCCCTGATCTGGGCTTCCATGCCGTTTGCGCTTGCGTTTTTTGCCATTTCCTTGTATGCGGCAAGCTGTTCTTCTTTAATCATTTAAGACCTCTTTAATTAGTTTGTGCTATGCCTTTTTGGCATTCTTCGGATTCTTCGCGTTGAAGTCCTGGAGCAAGTACCGCAAGAATTTAGATGTGCTACCGGCAATGACAAGCGGGATGCCGATTCTTGCGGCGGTGTTCTGTGCCTCGGCGAGAAGTTCGCGGTCAATCATGATTGTTGTTCTTTCTTTAGCCATTTTGGTTTCTCATTTTTTTAGATGTTGTGTTTTTGCATGAATTTTTCGCCAATCTTGACGATTTTGTTTACAAATTCCTCGTTGCCTTCGATATTGCAAGTGCGAACCTTGTTATAGTCGGCATGACCGTAGGACGGGGAACAAAAGTAAAGGTGGGTGTGGCCCATCATGGGCACTTTGGTGTAGTTGCTGGGTTTTTCAGTGAGCATACGGCGGAGCATTGCGAGAGAGGCGCCTCTTTCAAGGCTAATGGTATATTTTGGATATACCATTTTAGGTGATGTCTTCTTTTCGCGTATGCCGTACGCCATTTTGTATGCCTTGCGGAAATCACGCAAAGTTGAAGAAAACTTTACAACATAATTGTAAACTTCGGTTTTTGTCGGCGTTCTTTTTAAAGACATTGCTACAAGTTGCCAAACTTTTGTTTTGTCGTTGGCCTTCAATGCGGCGCGAAATGCTTTTTTAGTGAATTTCATTTTTTTACCTCTTGTTTGATTTGTTATAGGTCTGTGGGGTTGCGAATCCCCACGAGCGCTTTAGACCTTATGCAGATGGTATTGTAAGCGAAGAAATAGTTACATGCCGATGTCGAAAGTTGTGAACTCGTCGGTCATCGACTTTCTGAAAAGCGGAGTCTTTACAGTAACTCGGATATTGATTTTTTCAGCTTCGTCGTCAAGTTTTTGCATGACCGCCCAAAAATCTTTAAAATCGAAAGTTCTCAAGAGCGTTCCGTCGTCGAGTTTGACGTAAGCGAAGAAATGGCGTTCATCATCTCCGAAAGTCACTTTGCAATTTGCATGACCGACATTATCGTAAGGTATCGTTTTGAGAAATTCGTCAATCTTCATTTTCTTGATCATTGTGTTATCCTCTTGTTTGTTATTTATGTACATAATATACATAATTTATTGACTATCGTCAAGAGGTAAACCAAAGATTTTTTCTTATTTTTTGCTTACATCATAAAAAAACGTTTTTTTGTGGTGTTTTTACAAACAAAAAGCAACGCCGTGAAGCGCTGCTTATGTGCGATTTTATTTCTTTTTCGATGCTCTAACAGGAAGCGCCAAATCGGAAACGACTTTGGTCAAAGAATCAAGAAATTCTTTGCTGCACGACTTCGGCAAAATTCCTAAGTCCTTTATTCTTGAAAGTCGGTCAACGAATTTTTTTCCATAACGCGACAGTTCGAGCAAATAATGAGTTTTAAGGCGATACCGCCGACTTGCCACCTGAATGGAAGTTCCTTCGACCTTTTCGCCCTTTAGAATTAGTTTATCCTGCTCGGGTGTCCATTCGATGCTTTTACCTCGCTTTGCCATTTAAATTCTCCTTTGTTAGCAAAATGCTTCGATGGTCGCGAGCGTCAAAACATGCCAACCGTAGTCGATATTATTGGTATTAAAATGTTTGTCGAAATTCTGAAGAACGGACGCTGCCATTTTCGATTTAGGATTTTCCAAATTTGCACCGTCTTTTCCAAGCAAAATACCATTTGCCCACGCCATCGCCATTTTTCCGAGGCTCATGGAATCTTCTTTTCCTTCGGTCTTCATTTTCTTAATGCAAGCGAGCGCTTTGGACAAATTCGGTTCCTGACCGCGACCAAAACCGCCCATCAATGCCAAACAGAATTCTTTTGCGTCTTCACTTTCAACTTCGGCACAAACACGATTGGAAAGAATTTTAATTTGTTCTTCTTCGTTTGCCACACCGCTAACATCTTCGAGTGCTACGAGCATCGAGCGCGGGCTTCCTTCGCCAACTTCGATTATCTTGTTAAAGACCGCGTCCGAAATATCAATGTTTTCTTTGGTCGCAACTTCGTCCACCAATTTCATGGAGTCGGATTTGGACAAAGGTTCAACTTTCCATTGAGTCAATCGCGTGGTCAATGCGGAAACCTTTTCGCCCTTGTCTCCCTTGAAGAACTTGTCCGGATTGGTTGTGCAGAAGAAAATATAATTAAAGTCGCCACCATCTTCGCAGGGCTTGAGCAATGCGGATTTTGCTGCCATCGAAAGATTTTGACATTCGTCAAGAATGAAAACATTAAATTTCGAGGTGAGCGGAAAATTCTTCATCGCTTCCTCAATTTCTCGGACATCGTCCACGCCGTTCTTTGTCGAGCAATTTACTTCATCTATGTCCGTGTCTTCAACGCCGAGAAATTCTTTGCTCACCGCTCGGGCGAGCGTTGTTTTTCCGCAACCACTGGCGCCATAAAGTAAAATGGCATGGTTGTGGTCGGGCTTTGCGAAATGAGCCTTAATTTGTTCGATTAGTGCGGTATTGCCTTTCATTTCCGCGAGTGATTGAGGACGATGTTTCTTGTAAAGCGACATTTTAATTTTTCCTTTTTAATTTGTTTTAATAAAAAATTGCCGCCTCTACCCTCGGCGGCATTTGGGTTTTCGTTGTCATTCACAAGTTAATTCGTGAGGCTTACAAATCCCTTAAACTTGTGCCCCACAAATTCGCTTGCTACAAGGTTTCATTTTTCAATGGCAACGAAATTAAATCCATTTCCTACGAAGTCGGCTTTTTTGCCTTTTTACCAACATAGTAAATCAATGTTACACCACTTTCATTTTTGTCTTCGCTGATGTAGCAAGGACCTTCGTAGTGGAACAAAGTATCACCCGAAAACGCGGAAGTCACTGTTACCGTTCTTTCGAGGTCGCCCCAATCCGATTCTAAATTCTTCGTCATTTTGGTGCATGAATTACACCCGGCGAAGAACGCGGAAATCAAGAGCAGGAAAATTAGGATTTTCTTCATTTGTTTTTACTCCTTTTGTTTTTGTATTATAGCAAAATGTGGCAGATTTCAAACATACAGTCACCACAACCAAATTCCGCCTACAAGCAAAATAAACAGAACATCGAGGACGGTGGCGAGCAGGCGGTCACGGAGTCGGATGGCGTTTTCACGCTCGGGGTCGTTCGGTTTGCTTGTTTCAATTCGGTATTGCAAATCTTTCAAAACTTTTTTCGCGTCCATTTAGATACCTCTTTTAGCAATCAAATGTTAGTTTAGTAACATAAACCCAGAAATCTATTTCATCTCTTAAACGCATTGCTCGACCCATTTTAAAAACACCTTTTACATAAAATCTTTTCTTCCCCCGGCGAATTTGGGATTTTGGTATTCTAAACACAAATTCCTTTTTCTTATAGCGAAGGAAAATTCTTACAAAATGTTTGGCAGGCTCATTTCTTAAAATGCTCATGCCATGAATTGCCAAACGCTTTTCGGAGCAGTAACAAGTTTTAGACCATTCGCCGCCCCAAATTTTTTCAAAATCTAAAATCTTCTTCATTTTGATGCTCCTTAATAGTGATTGGTTACTTTGTATTCTCGACCATGCAAATGAGCACTCCAAACAAATTCGCAAGTATCGCAGAAACTGGAAAAACAAAATTCGACAGAATCGGAAACGCCAGTCCAAAATTTGGCGTTCGGGTCGATGTTGTATTCTTTTTGAACATTCATTTTTTACCTCACTTAACGAGACATTTGTTCGTAAACTTCCCATGTTTCATAACGAAGGCCATCACCGTCCCACATAGGACCGCAATAACCCGGAAGTTCCGGTTGGTTGTCAAGTTCGGAACGATGAACACAAGCGCCACGGTTGCGGAGTTCACTCAAATCTTCGCTTTTTCCGTTGGAAAACTTCCACAAGTCTTCAACATTGTAAGTTCCCGCGAGTTTTCCGCCATAAATTCTAGCAATCATTTTAAAGCCTCATTGTTGATGTTTACGATGTAAATATAGCATATTCCTGCCATAAAGGACCAGGTTTGGTCAAAAATAATTGTTATTTTTTTCTTACAATTATTCATTCAAAAAATATGCTCATAAATGCGTTTTCACGGCGTTTTTATATAATGCGATAAATTACACATCAAACAAAAAGCAACGCCGTGAAGCGCTGCTTATGTGCAAATAATCGCTATTTATTACATCGTGCTTAAAGGCGTTTCCCACGGGAAAATAATCCAAGCGCCTCCTAATTTTGTTCGCGAATCTTTGACCGCGTAAAAATCGGGCTTCACTTTTGAGCGTGGTTTATACCAAATTACCGCGATTTTATAACCCTTTTCTTTGTAATGTTCAAGCGAAATTCCCGTGTCTGCAATATCGTCCACAACCACGCAATTTTCACAAGGAGCGAGGAGCAACGGAACATTTAACTTGTGAGAAAGCATTACCGCCGGAACCAATCCACCGCGAGGAAGTCCGAACACGCCAGTAATAATCTTTCCTTCGTTTTTCGACTTGATGTCTTCAGCGAGTTTTTCCACATGGTCATTTAGTTCGTTCCAACTGATGTTTTTATATTTCATTTTGTTTTTCCTTTAGTCGAAGTTGTCAAATGTTTTTTGGAATCCTACCGCTGCCGCTGCTTCGTCTTCGCTTGCTTCCCATTTTGCAATTACGAGTTGGCGAAGGCGTTTTCTCGCTTCGATGTCTCGACCGCAAAGGTCGCGGAGTTCATCGCGAGTCATTTTCTTACCAAAGCGTTTATCGTATTCTTCGGGACAAGCGGGAGCAATTCCTTTATCCGGAATGCCTTCCTTTGCCCATTGTTCAACGATGTCCAAGTTTACTGCTCGGCGACCCATTACTTGGAAAGCAAATTCCTTATATTCTGCCATTTTGTTTGTTTCTTCCAACCAAACGCGAACGGTGTCCAAAGTAGGAATTTCGCCACCCCAACAAACTTCAGTTGTTTTTAACTTCCCATCATCTCCACGCAAATCGTAAAGAAAATCTATGTTGGTCCCAACATTGTCAATTCCGCGAGTGAAGAAAACACTGTAATAAATTTCACGACCGGGTCTTTCCGTTCTTGCTTTGTTTTTAGTTCGAGCGCGAACAACTGAACCAATCCATTTTCCGGCGACTTCGATTTTGTAAACGACCGCCAAATCCAAAATCGTATGGCAATAGTATTTCAATGCCATGCCGCCGCTAACCGTCTTTTGTCCGGGAATGATGCTTCCAATCTTGGCGCGATATTGAGAAGTCAAAATGAGCAAACAATTCTTTTGTTCCAAATCCTCGACATGGTCGGCGAAAAATTGAGAAAGGAATTTCTGTTTGCCCATGTTGTAAGAACCTTTGTTTACAACATCTTTTCCCTGAACCATTTTGCTCAAGCGTTCTTGTTGTGCTTCTTCAGCATTGGCGTCACTGATTGAGTCAAGAGAATCCTGTGCATAAATCGCATATTCTCCGGGCTTCAATCCCGAAAGGAACAAAGTCAAATGAGCGTCCATTTCTTGAACGGTCGTGGAGTGATGGAATTTGATGCTTACGGGCTTCATCTTGCCCTTATCGTCTTTGGCAAAACCTTCAATGGTTTTTCCTTCGCTCGACATTTCAAAACCATACAACTTTTTACAGTCGAATTTATTTCCGTTTTCGCCATCACTGTCCAACCATTTGAAATTCTCACGGTCGCGATAATGGTTGGCGGCAATCATCTCATTTATAACAAATGACTTTCCGCTTCCGCTATCGCCCCAAATTCCTAAAATGGTTCCTGCTTGAATGCCGAAAGTGTTTTTCTTTCCGCCCAAAAGAATATCCAAAAGGTCGCAACCTGTCCGAATATATTTCTTTGGAACTTGTTCGTCTTTTTTGGCGGTCATCGCCTCTTCCAATTTTTTATCTTTCATGTTTTACCTCAATAAAAAAGAAAACCACTTGACTTGTGGTTATGTTGGCTACGCTAATAGGCCTTGCAGGGTCGCAACTCCATCCAACATAAAAAGTCAAGTGGTGAATTATTTTTTAACCGTTCCTTCGAGCGTTGCGGCATGCTTCGTAAGCGTTGCAATTACAACACTTTCGACTGGATTCAAAATCCATGCCGAAGCGAAGACCCGCGGGGCAACCGGAATTGTTAGGTTGTGCGGATTCACTCGGGAAAGAACGAGCAGGAGCAGAATTTGCCGGAGTATTGGTAAAACCAGCGGGTGCCTGTTGGAAACCGTTACTTTGTGCCTGGAAACCATTGTTCTGCGGTTCGCGAGGAGCAAAGTTTTGAGCGGGAGCCTGTTGGAAACCATTATTCGGTTGTCCATAATGAGTGGCGCCTGTCTGCTGGAAACCATTGTTCTGCGGAAGCGATTGTTCACAAGCACGCTCAAATTCCGCCTGCTTCTGTTCTTCGGTGTAATGTCCGGAAGAATTTGTTTGTGTCTGTGCTTGAGCATTCGAGGAACTGAAGTCGTCCGGTTCGCCGCCGTTCATTACTCGTTCCATTTCTTCGTATGTTCCGAAGTTCAAAAGTTCATTCCACGGCAAGCAACGGTCATAAAGCGAATCCGCGGGAAGTTCGCGGCGTTGGAAGAAATTCACTGCGGACGCGGAATAAAATTCGTTTCCGTTGAAAGTATCCTTTGCCGTGTTCACCTTGACGATACAACCGTCCGTGTTCGGACTTGCGAAAGGAACCGGAATTGAACCGTTGCCCATTGCCGTTGCTTGCGCCATCAAGCGTTGAGGGAAAGCAGCGTCTCCTTTTTGGCGTGCAGCACATTCATGGACGAGAATTTTGTTTGTTCCTTCAGGATTGAAGTAATAAAGCATTCGTTCCTTTGGAATAAACGGTTTAATTCGTTCCCAATTTTCTCCGCCTTTGCTGCCATCGTCAAGTTGGTCCTTTCGTTCGCAACACGGACAAGGTTTTCCAATGATGTGCAAACACGGATATTTATGAGGATGCTTGGGGTCTGCAAGGTTCGGGAGTTCGTGAACGGGAACCGCCTTGTAAAACTTGTATCCTGTGGAATCGGGGTCGCTTGCGTTGTTCTTTGCAAGCAGGATGTTAAAGCGTTCTTCATTCGCCGTCCACTTGTGATATTCCATTCCATTCGGAACTTTGTAATAAGGACGAGAGGTGGAAGAATTTTCGCGTGCTTCGCCCTTTGCGACTTCGGCGGCATGAGAAAATTGGTTGCCAAGGTTAAGATTATTTCTATTAAAACCCATGTGAAAAACTCCTTTCTATGTGGTCTAATTTGTCTAGGTTATAAATGCACCCGATATTTTCGAGTGCATTTAATTATAGCAAATGAGGTGAGAAATTTATTTTGCTCATGCTCGTTTGCGTTGCTTTTTCGACTGCGGCACATTGAGCGGCAAATTTTGTTTCAGGGTCGCAATCTCCCGAAATCAAATTTGCTTTAGTCGTAACAATTCGGACTTCATTGTCGATGGAATCGCGCTTGTGAGTCATCGCCGTAACCGCTGCCTTAAGTTGTCCCAAATACTCTTCAGCATCAAGAATTTGGTCCTTAAGCAACTTAATTTCCGGTTCAACGATAAGGGCACAATCGACTTGGTCTTGGGTCATCTTGACCTTTGCGGCATCGGCATTTGCTCGAATCTGAATTTTAAGTTGTGCGGACTTATATTCGAGTTCATTTCTTAAACGGTCGACTTTGTTTTGCTGCTTTGCACATTCGGTGGCATACAAATCATACCAAGATGCTTGCATGAGAACCGCCTGTTCCAAATGGTTTCGGTCGAGCGTTAGGTGTTCAGGTCGAACTTCAATCATTGAATTTTCCTTTGTTTAGGTTCGGTCGAGAAGCGTCTTAATGCGATTGGTGAGAAGGTTCTTCTGTTCGTTAAGCATGGTAATGTTCTGCTTGATGAACATAATTTCCGCTTCGTCCTTGCGTTCTTCCGCTTCCTTGAGTTCGGAATTCTTTGCGTTAATCAAATCCCAAATCTTGTCGCGTTCCATTGCCGCATGGACAATCTTTTCGCTTTCGGTAAGTTCGTGCTTCTTGGGTTCACCAAAAATGCGGTCAATGAGATTATTGGTCTTTTCGGACATATTTTTTTCCTTTTTTGTTGAGTGTTAATTTGTTAACCGAGCGTTTTGGAGTCGAACCAAATATAGCTTAATGATTTATCGCGACCATCATTCCGCACAAAGACCAATTCTTCGTAGGCTTTTCCGATTAGCTTTATCCGCTCGTTTTTATATTATAGCGACTTAGAAAAATTCTGTTTGAAATTGTTTGTCCGGTCTTCTTTGTTCCAATCCGAGTCGTTCTTCTGCGATTTCCAAGTAAGTATCGGAAAGTTCAAAACCTATAAAATTCATTCCCAAGTACTTTGCTACTACTGCAGTCGTACCGCTTCCCATGTACGGGTCAAGTACCAACTTTCCCTTTGCATTTTCTATAGACAAGCAATTCTCTACCAGTTCTTCAGGAAAAGCACAAGGATGCCCGTTTCCTCTTTGAGGCATTATTGACCAAATCGAAGATTTGCTTGCGACTTCACTGGGAATCTCTTTTGCTTCGGCATCAGGTCTCTGCAACCAGTAAATTCTTTCGTCACAATTCCAAAACCTCCAACCTCGCAAGTTAGCAGAAATTTTCCGATTCCAAATTATTTCTTGCCTGATGTTCAATTTACTCTCTTTAATCCAGTATAGAGGCGAGATGAACTTTCCTTCACTATATCTGTTTTTATGATTGTAGAAAATGTGACCGCCAGGTTTTAATATTCTAGAAAGTTCATTTAGAAGATTTATTTGCTGTACTTGATACTCTTCTTCAGAGATATCATCTTTGTAAATATCGTAGTCAATTTTTTTTACGATACCCCCTCCCACCATTTGTTTGTTGTAAGGAGGTGAAGTAACCACGAAGTCAACCGACTCGTTTTCAAGTTGTTTTAAACCTTCGAAGCAATCCATTTTATGAATTTTGTTTATCTGAAGATTCATTTTTAGCCATCCTTTTCCTTAGTTTGTAAGCACGATTCTTCGCACGATGTTTTTCCATCCACACCGGGTCTTGTTTGTGCTTTTCGTAAAATCGTTTTTTCTTCGCTTTCACCTTGTCCGGGTTTTCGTGCCGCCATCGCTTTTCCATAGCGTGAACCTTGTCCGGGTTCTTCTCGCGGTATTCCTTGTTTCTCTTGCGTTCCTTTGCTCGATACTCTTCGATTTCTTCGGGTGTCTTTGGTTTCTTTCGTTTGTTCGGGTTGTCTTTGACCATCGGGAAGACGGGACCTTCGGCAATCCGTTCACGAAGTTTCTTCCAATCTATTCCCTCTTCTTTCGACATTTTGCCCTCGATTCTTTCCTGATTTGTTCGACCATGCGGAAAGCGACCGCGCAAACTTGAGCGAGTTCCTGGACGCAGTGGTCAAATTCTTCGTTCTCGTAAGCGTTCATGGCTTCGAAGATTTCTTCCGTCAAGATGTAGTAACCGAAGTAAGGACCTTTGGAATTTTGTTCCTTGATTGCTTTTTCCAAATGCCCGAAACTCAAAAGCGGCGGCAGCATCTTGTCGCAGAATTTAGGGTGTTTCTTTTTCGCCGACTCGATTTCTTTTTCCACGAGTTCAAAAAATTTCTTCATGCAGGTACTCCTTTAATTAAACGGATTACAAACAAAATTAAAAGACCCAACCAAAAGAAGAGAGCGCAAAGTCCCACGAGGGTAAAAGAATATGGCGACCGCCCACAACCACAAGTCGAGCAATTTTTCTTTTAATTTCTTCATGTTTAAAAATCCCCTTCCGCGACTTGGAGACAAGTGAAGCCCATGCTCCTCCACTTTGCGACCATGGAATTGCGGTCTTCGAAGATGGCGAAGGGCAAAATGTCTTTTCCTGACTTCTCGATGAACTCAACCAAGCGTTCGGGCAACCGGGTGTTCTTCTTCAACCACTCACGTGTCGCTTTGTCGCAACTTTGGCGCCTTCCGGTGCAAAGAACAATCTCGAATTTTTCCGCGAGCGTTTCGACCAAAGTTATAATGGGTTGGATGGGCTCGTCTTCTCCGCAGGCGTTGAAATAACCGTCCCAATCGGGATTTTCTTTTCGAAGGTATTTCTCGGCGCGCTTTGTCCCTTCAGTCAAAGTACCGTCAATGTCCACGAGAATCCACGGTTTCCTTGCGTAGTCGGTCACAACTTTTCCCTCCTCGCCCACTCGGCAATCAAGAGCGCGTCCGCGTCTTTGTGTTTGCGGATAATTTGTTCGGTGGGTCCTCCCGGGTAAAGGCGGCAACCTATGTCCATGCTCGCTTTCTTGAGTTCCTTTCCTTCGCACCCTTCGGGAAGCAACGCCTTCTGCCACTTCCTGGAATCCACGTACATCCGCGGGAACCCGAGTTGCTCGACCGCTATCAAAGTGGCCTCGAGGGAGCGAGCGGCGGAAACCGATGCTTGGAAACGCATGGGGTTAATCATAGGTCTTTCAATCACGACCAGGACTTCCGAAGTCTCGGCGCAACCTTGAATCTCTTTTAGCAATCCCAAAAGACGAGGGTAGTCAATGCGATTTATGTTCTTCTTCGCTTTGGTATAACTTTGTTCTTCTTTGACGGGAGTTTCAAAAATTCCCGGACAAAGGTTTTCACCTACCCAACCGATGGTCCCGGTGACTCCGTTGTCAATACCGATGTAGATTTTATGTGCCATTTATTTTTTTCCTCAAGCTTAAAATGAGTAAGACCAAAATAACCAACCATGAAACAAAAAGCGCATTTATAAATTTATCGAGCATTTTAAAAATCCTTTTTGTTATTATAGCAAACTCAAAACAAATCTTCTTCGCCTTTGTAATAATTGGTAATTAGTACGGAACGTTTTTGAAGATTAAGCCCTTCGAACGGGACGGTCAAATTTACCACCCCCCCCTTCACCGTTTCCAACTTGCGTTTTATGGGCTCGTAATATGCGGACGCGCAGTAATAAATAGCATTCTCGAGGTCGATTCCACGTTCTTCGGCTTGATTGAAAACCATCTCCGCCCAATCGTTTTCCGTTTGTTCGGTGAGTTTAAGATTATAAGGTTCTACTTTGTCGTCCAAACCCAAAATTCCATATTTCGCGGACAAAATATAAACTTGATTTTCTCCCACTTTTTCGGAGACATATTTCAACATGGCTTTGAAAAACCAACTTTGATAAAGCAACCGCGCTTTGGTTTTTACCGATGCTTTCGCTTTGCAACAATTTATAAAAGCGACCATAACTTACCCTAAATCCTGAAACCGCGTCTTGCCGCTATTAAGGAAATCAAATCCAAGTCGTCCGCTTGCTTTCCATCAAGCACGGACGCGAGGACTTTCTTTTTGTTGTCGAGCGCTTCCGCCATGTCTTCGTCTATGGTTCCTTTGGCAATCAAGTAGTAAACGCTCACCGGTCGTTCTTGCCCGCCACGATGAAGTCGGTCCTCCGCTTGTTCCATGTCCGTTGAACTGCTCGCGAACTCGGCAAAGGCGACATTACAGCAAACGTCTTGAAATCCGTCCACGCCGGTGCCGCCTGACTGTATGTTGCAAACCATCACTTTGCACTCGGGGTCATGAAGGAATTTTTCTTTCTGTGCTTCGCGCTCCTTGAGAGACACGCCACCATAAATTTTAGCAGGGTGGTATTCTTTCAATTCCGAATAAATTCTATCCACTACATCTCGATGCCATGCGAAAAGCAAAAGTTTTTCATCGCTTTCCAAAAAACATTTTACCCAAGTTAATAATGATTTTTCTTTTACCACGTATGCAGTGCGAGTCAAATTAGCAAGTCTTTCGCGTGCCGCTATTCCTTGCAAATCTGAAATGGTTGCTTCTTCGGTATTGTATTCCGCGAGTTGTTCGGCGTCTGCTTCTAACGGAACAACATCAATAGTTTTAGGCGGCAAATCTTTCATTACTTCGTCCTTTGTTCGCCTCAACATGACCGAAACCAATTTGGCATGTAATTCTTTCGTGTTCCTTGCTCCTTCAAATTGCAGGCCCCAACCGGTGTCTCGGGCGTTTGTATATCGCCACAAATAAGATTTGTAATTCGGGAACATTGTCGGTTCAACGCAAGACATCATAGTCCAAAATTGTGCAGGCCGAGAGCGTGCAGGCGTTCCGCTCATTACTATACATTCAGGAATTACGGCGGACAAATGACGAAACGCCAAAGCCCTTTTAGATTCGGGATTTCCGATTGCTTGCGCTTCATCGCCAATCAAACATTCAAAACCAGTCGCTGCCAACTCGTCTTGCCAATAGGTTAAAATATCCCAATTTATTATATAGGAGCATGATTTGTCCAACTTCCTCGTTCTCGTTCCATACAAAATTTGGACGCGGAAATCACAACCCGGAACTTTAGACAACCAACGCCTAAATTCTTTTTCCCATTGTAATTTGGTCGGAGCATTTACGACTATCAATGCCGGAAAACTTCGGTTGTAACAAATCCAAGCAAGCGACTGTAATGTTTTTCCCGTTCCCATACCATCGCCAAGCGCTACGCGACCATTACGCATGGCGGCAAATTTTAAGAAATCAATTTGATAGTTTCTTAAACCCGGAATTATATTCCTGGTTGGGTCCAAAGTAAAATTCGCTATCAATTCTTTTTGAGTTTCGACCGGGTCCTTTTCAGGAATTTCTTCAGGTTTCAAAGCGAAGTCAATATATTTTTTAGGAATTGGAATTCTACCAATCATTGCCACTTTTACTTCGTCCGTTTTGTTTTCGGATTCAGTCTTGACAGAATTTTTCTTGGTTGCACGCCAACCGCTTTCTTGAAGAGTTTCAAGATTTTCGGGTGTATTTGGAATATACCATTTTTTAGTTTCGTTATCAAAAACACGGCGCGGGATTGCTCGAACAAGTGAAAGCATTCGAGCCCATGCCGTTCGGTCCTTGCTGAACCAAGAAAGTTCAATAACGCCATCTTCCAAAATCGAATAACTACCGAAGCATTTCGGTATTCTTAAATTCATCATAAAGTAACCCCATGAACCTTGTAAAACCAATCTTTCAAAACCAACCATTTATTCGACCACGGGCCAATAAATGAAGGACCAACGCATTTGGTTTCCAAATTGCATTGCTTTATTCTTTCGATGAACTGAACAAAGGAAGAAAGTTGGTAATTGTTTTCGCTGCTTTTTGAAATTAAATTTTCTCGATTCTCGCTCAACCATCTTTTCAAATCACAAACGCCTTTATAAAAATTGACCATCGTATTGAAATCTTTTTGAAACCAAACATCTTTCAAAATTTCGTCAAGTTGTTGGCAAACTTTGACACCAAGTGAGTTTCTCAACATTTTGGGCGTTATACAGTCACCGCAAGCAATTTCCAAAAACGGTGACCAAAAATTTTTTGACTTCATTGGGCATGCCAAGAAATCCGAAAGAGAAGATTTCTTCATTTTCCCATTTCTTTTAGTAGGCCACCAATACCCCGAACTTTGACGCTCGACAACATAATCCAAAACATCGTTCAACCTTGAGACCAAAGTTTCCCAACCAAATTTCAAATCCTCGACCGGAAAATTTTTGGAAACACGATTAAACCAATTTCTATCCCATGTGTAAGAATAAAGAAATTCGCCATTTACAATTTGACGAATTTTTAGGAATGTGTTTTCTATTGACTTTGTATTCGGTCGGGTGATTGACAGAACGGAAGAATGGTTTTTCATTATTTCCATGACTGTTTCCGTTTGTTCGCAATCATCGGGAATGTATGAAGTTTGGAACAACTCGTCTTCGCTCGTTTGCGCGGCGTTTGAGCGCGTTTTTATCGAAGGCGCTGTCTTTATTGTTCGCTTTTCTGTTTCGCTTTTTAACGCCGTTTGTGAGCGATTAAACGCTGGTTTTATATCATTTGGAAGTTCATAATTCATAAATTTTTCCTCAATGATATATTATAGCGATTTTAGGGCGGTCAAATCCTTTTTCTGTTTTTCGATTTTGTCAAATGATATTTTTTCAAATTCTTCCAAATAATTAGTAGAATAGTCGTTCTCGATTTCGGCAGGCGGAAGTGAACCACGAAATTGAGCATTTAACCATTTTGTGCTTGGGTTCCAACCGCGTGCTGCCATTTCACGAATGACCGCAGAATGATACCAAACTAAACACCACCAAGACAAATTATAATACCAGGTTTTGGGTGTAGGTTTTCCCCACGGTTTTTGTCTAATTCGGCAAAGGCTCATGTGAAGCGTGAGCAAATTTTTTTTCGGCAATTCTTGCAGAAGTTTAGGATGCCAAAATCTCATTGTTAATTTCTCCTTTTTGAAATTGACCGCGACAAATCAAAACGCTCTCGCATTACGATACTTGAAGAGGATAAGGTAGGTTTTTTGAAATTTGAATTTCCAGGTTTGGGACAAATCAAAATTCTTTTTGTAGTATGTATTCTTTTACAAATTGACTTTTGATTTGTCCCATTTTTTGATTCTGTTACATCGAACAAGTCGCGATGGCGATAAACAAATTTTCTTTCACTTTCGGTCAATTTTTCGCCTGAAGAAATTTTCTCGCTTATCTTATCGACCAAAATCATGGTTTTGGAAAAACTTCCTTTTTCGCGTGCTTCACGGCGAATTTCCGACAGTTCGGATTTTGACCATGGTTTAATAATGCAGACACCGTCTTCATCGAAGTAATTTAGCAACAACTTCAAAATCGCTTTGGGTGCGGATTGTTTCAAATCGTTATCGACCGAAAGATATTTCCAAATAAATGCTTCTTGTTCTTTTCGAGTCGGTAATTCTCCGATTCCATTATCTATGATTTGTTGTGCAAGCGTTTTTCTTAATTTCCTATTCGACCAACCTTTTCGCTTGCTTCGGTAATCGAGACCCGGCAAATTCAAAACCAATTTTTCGGCGCCTGCTAAACCTGCTCGGTTTAGTGGTTTGTCGGTTGCGGATAAATGATTTTTTATGCAACCGAAAAAATCTTGAGCGAGCGAACCGATTTTGTGTCTTAATTCGGTCGACTTCAAATTTGAATAATGTTCCAATTCGTCTTCCACTCGAAGGCGAACCGCGTCTTTACTTGCTAATTTGTCTGTAACAAATTCGGCGAGCAATGTTTGCCAAACGCATGAGCGAACCAAAGGCATGAGCGCTAAATGACTGAACGGGTGAGGCGTTGGTTTACCATCGACTTTTCTAAACCAGTGTCGGAAATAGCATGTGTATTCGTCATGCTCGGTTCCTACGAGTTTGTGCCAAAGTTCAGTTGTGCAAGGTGCAGTTTCCACGCCATCACCATAACAGTGCCAAGAATCACAATTTAAGATTTTTTGAAATCGTTGAAATCTTGTTTGGGATTTTTCAAATGCTTCAAACCAAAGTTCTTCGGAAACGCATGATGTTAAGCGAGACTTCATTATAAAGTCTCCTTTGATGTAAATAAATTTTGTTTATGGAACAAAATAACCTCCGGTCAGTATAGCCAAACGGCAGGCCTGCTATACCGACCGAAGGCGTAAGGTGTTAAGGTGTAAACGAAGCGGTTTGCTTCGCGCTATATATTATAGCAAAATTTTTTGTTAAAGGTTTGCTATAATATAAAAAATTCATTTTAATGGTAAACAATTATGCTTGAACGAATAGAAATAAAGAATTTCCAAAGTCATAAAGCGACCAGTTTTAATTTGAGCCCGATGGTCAATTCCATGCAGGGAAATTCCGATTGTGGTAAGTCCGCGGTTTTGCGTGCTTTGAATTGGTTAATCTTTAATCCCGCGGGCGATTACTTTATAAGTAATTGGGCAAAGAAAGGAAAGCGAATTTCCGCACCTTGCGAAGTGACCGTTTTTGTAAATGGTCATAAAATAACGAGGAAGCGAGACAGTGACTTCAATGGTTATATTTTGGACGACCAAATTTTTGAGGCTACAAGAAATTCCGTTCCCGAACAGATTTTGAAAGTTTTGGGTTTGGGTGAAGTAAATATCCAAAAACAGTTGGATGCTCCTTTCTTGTTGTCCATGTCTCCCGGTGATGTTTCGCGCTATGTGAATAATTTGGTTAACTTGTCAAGAATCGACAAATGGACTACCGCTATAAATGGTAGAACAAGAAAACTTACTCAAGATGTGGACGAGAATGAAGCGCGAGTTGCTGAAGCGCAGAAAACGGTGGATTCTTATTCATGGGTCCCGATGCTCGAAAAATTGAGTAAAGAAATTTCTGAACTTGATGCTCGAAAAATTTATCTTTCCGCTTGTGTTGAGGAAATTAGAAATACTTTGTCCGAGTATTCCGCAAAATCCGAAATTCTTTTGAGCATTCCCGATGTAGATAAAGCGTTGGAATTGTTGAACGAATTACCTACTTTGGATTCAAAGGCGGACAAAATCAAAAATACTTTGACCATTCTTTCAAGTGATATTAACGACCACGAGAACCAAAGAAAAATCCTGAACGAATTGCCCGACATTGACAAAGCAGAAGATATTTTGACTGAAGCGATTGCTTTGGATTCAAAGGCGGACAAAATCAAAAATAAGTTGGTCGTCATTTCATGCGAAATTAACAAGTATTTGGAAATCAAGGTTCCCGAAGTTCCCGAAGAAATTTTCTCGCTCCTTGACAAACTCGAACGCTACAAGAATGTTCGTTTTAGAATGGAAAATTCTTTGTTGGAATTGCGTAATGATTTGAGCAATCATTTTAAGGCTACAAGTTGGGCGAAAGAAGCGGAAGATGAATTGAAACCAATCGAGGAACAGTTGTCTAAAATGGTTTGTCCGATGTGCGGAAGGAGCGGGATACATGAACACTAAAAAAGACCGTTATTATTACAAGTTAAAGGAAGGAATAAATCCGGTTGAAGGAAGCGATGGAATTTTTTATCGTGAACCGATTTTGATTATAGTTAATTTTATATTAAAATTAGTTCAACCGTTTACAGATAAGCCTTTCTTACTTTGTTCATCTACACAAAAAGACGATAATGGAAACCCTCATTTCGATGGTTATTCTTTTCGGCGTGTAAAGGTGTTTGATGGTTATTTTATGCGTCTAAAAAGTTCGATTGTTTCAAAAAATCTTGTGGTGAAATTTTATGAGCATTAAAACGGGAGATAAAGAATGAATGTTTTAATTACTGCCGACTGGCATGTTCGCGGTGAAAAACCGATTTGTCGAACTGAAGAAAATTGGATTGAAAGTCAAAGAAAAACTATTTCCGAAATTCGAGAAATTTTTATTAAGAACAAGTGCGACCAAATTTGGATTCTTGGTGACTTGTTCGATGCTCCACGCTGCTCGACTGAAGCGGTGAATATGTTAATTTCCGAACTTCAGAAATTTCCGAATGACTCGGTAAAAATTCTTTGTGGAAATCATGATTTGAAAGACCATAATTACGAGAATTTGGAATTATGTTCAATCGGAACCATCAAGAAACTTTATTCGGATATACCGGACAAAGTTCCCGGTTTTAATAAAGGATTGGATTATTATGTTTCGGCAAATCCTTTTGCTTTGGACGAAGAAGAAACAGACGCGGAAATAGTTTGCACCCATCAACTTACTTTTCCGAATGCCGAAGCGCGACCTATTGAAGATTGTGGTGTTCTCGCTCAAGACCTTTTGGACAAATGGCGAAACACTAATATAATTTTTACTGGTGACTATCATCATGGTTATATTTATAAAGAAGATTGGGACGATAGTTTTCCGCGATTTGTTGTAACTCCGGGTTGTATCAATATCCAAAAGGCAGACGAATTAAACTATAAACCGTTTGTTGTAATTTGGGATACTTGTGCCGTTGGAGATTCTCAATTTGAAAAATGTTATCTTGACCCGCAGTCGGAAAATTGCACCCGTGACCACATCGAAACACGCGAACAAAACGAAGCAATGCTTTCCGAAGTCGTGGAAACGATTAAAGGCGGGACTGAAATTACTTTGGATTTTGATTCCAACCTTGAAGCACAAGTCAAAAAAACAAATTCTGCTATAATTGATTGTTACGAAATAATGAGACAGGAATTACGCGGAGAAAAATAATGAATTATCTTGTATTGGATATTAGCACCTCGGCCCAAATTGGGATTGAAGACAGTCCTTATCTTTCGTGGGCTTGCAAGAAAGGCGCCAACACTCCCGAGGAAGCATTTGCAAAAGCGGGACTCCATGCGGAATATGGAATGATTTGTGGAATGTCCGCATATTGGGTAAGTTTTTTCAATGATGAAAATGGCGAGCAAAGATATAATGTTTCTCATGGGTTTACTTGTGCCGCGGTTGAACCAATTGAAGAAGAAATAATGTTGAACAAGTTAACCACGGAAATGGATAAACGAATTACCGGAATTAAAATCGTTGGTCAAAATACAAAGGATTTTATAATTCCGTTTTTGGCGAAGCGTTATCTTTCGCATGGATTAAAAATTCCTTCCCAAATTTATGATGCTATTCATTCGGGAACCATTGATTTAATGCGTGAACTTGCTTGTGGTGGAGTTTCAGTTATGTCTTTGCGTTCGAGCGCCTGGTTGTTCGGGATAGATGACCCGCGGTCAAGTATGCGAGTTCCTCGTTTCTATGAACTTTGTTTGAATAAGCAAACGGAAGAAATCAAAAGATTTACACAAACAAACGCCCAAGTCGCTTCTGAAGTTTTTGGAAATTGCGTTCTTGGAAATTTAATTCATTTATAAGGAGATTAAAAAATGACACAGTTTGAAACACTTAAAAATCGTGCAAACGAACTCAAGACAAAGCGTGACCAAGCGTTGGGCGCTATTAAAAACATTGAAGATGGTTGGTTGCAGAAATACGGAACCCGCGATGTGAAGGAATTGCAATCCAAAATGAAAGAAATGGAAAAGGAGTTGAACGAAGTAAACGCCGATTATGATGCCAAACTTTCCGAAGCGGAAAAGATTTTGGAAGGAAAGTAAAAAATGAATGCTTTTGAACTTTCAAACAAAGTTTCCGAGTTCAAAGGGAGACTTTGGACGGCACAAAAAAATTTGGAAACCGCAAATTCGGATTTGGCAAAATCAAAATTCGACCTTGAAGCAGCGAACGGATTAAAGGCGGTTATTCAACAGGTGGCGAAGGAAACACAGGATAAGTTAAGACTTCGCTTTGAAGCAATCGTCCAAGCATGTTTGGATGCCGTTTTTCCTGATACATATAAGTTCATGATGGAATTTGTTTCGCGCCGCGGTCAAGTAGAAGTGGATATGTGGTTAGACCATGATGGGACAAGAATGGACCCACTCGACAGTAATGGCGGTGGCGTTGTCGATGTGATGTCCATCGCTTTGCGCTTGTGCTGCTTGACACTTTCGACAAATTCAAAACTCCTTTTGCTCGATGAACCTTTTGGTCATTTGAGAGGCGAAGCACGCGAACGACTTGGTGAACTCCTTTCCATCATTTCGGAAAAATTGAATGTTCAAATTCTCATGGTGGGCGATGTTGCCGGAAACGTGGTTCGAGGAAAAGAATTCCGTGTTTCCAAAGTAGGAAATATCTCGGTCGTGAAGGAGTCCGCATAAATGAAACGGTTTGTTAAAGTTCTTGACGCCATAATTGATACCGACTGGCTTGTATCAAGTTATTTAAATAAAGACCATACTTGTTTGACCATTAAGCAGTCGGAAGATTCTAAACTTGAGTTCACCGGAACCGTTGATGAAATCAAGACCGCTCAAGTAAAGCTTTGGGAACAGATTGAAAAAATCAACCATGAGAAATAAGTTAGATGGTCGACTACGAAGCAATTTTGACTCAACTCGGTATACCGTTTTGGACGAGCGGAAAAAATAATGTTGAAGGATGTTTGACTGTCCGTTGTCCATGTTGTCCCGAAGATGACCCCGACCCAAGTCGCCACGGAAATTTTGACCCTAAAACAGGAAAGTATTCTTGTTGGCGTTGTAAGGGCTCACATCCTTCGGTTGTTCTTTCAAAACTGGGAAGAATTTCAGTTTCTGCCGCTGCTGAACTTATACAGAAAAACACGGTTGGCGGTTCGGAAATAAAGACAGATGAAGTAGTAAATTTTGCAGATAAAATAATTTTACCGGGTTCACAAAAACCATTGGATTTGCACCGCTCATATCTTGAAGGTCGCGGTTTCGATGTGGACGAACTTTGTTTTTATTATGGTCTTCATTTTACCGGAATGCTCGAAAAATGGGAAGGCATGGATTGGGGTTATCGTGTAATAATTCCAATTTTTGACATGAGGAGAAATTTGGTTTCTTTTCAAGGTCGAGCGATTTTTAAAAAACAGGAACCGCGTTATTTGTTCCCGCCAAAAGAAAAACAGGTTTGCGAAAGTAAAACGCTACTTTATGGTGCCGACCTTTGCAGACGAAGTAATTCCATTATAGTCGTGGAAGGCGTAATGGACGCTTGGAAATTGGGTCCCGGAGCAGTTTGCACTTTTGGTTCGAGTGTAACAAAGGAACAAATTTTGGAAATGTCTCGATGGAAGCGCGTTTTTATTGCGTTCGATAATGAACCCACCGCAAAAGAACACGCTCGCGATGTTGCAAAGGAATTAAGCAATCTTGGAAGCGAGGCGTATTTGGTAAACACTGACTTTGGTCTAACCGAAGAAGGAGAAGTTCGAGATATTGGCGACTTGTCGATAGATGAAGCAAAGAATTTCAAAAAAGAATTTTTTCACTGATTTTGCTATAATAAATAAACGAAACAACCTAAACAAAAAGGATTAAAAATGTTCCAATTAGAAAAAACAAAAATGGTTGATGCTATGCGTGCCGTTCTTCCCGGTGTAGATAAAGGAGCAAGTGGCATTGATGGCGCAAATCTTTTTCTTTTCAAGAATGACCGTCTTTTCACTTATAACTCGGTAACATCGGTGTCCGTTCCTTTCCCGCTTGGTGGAATGAAGTTCGGTGTAAATGCAACCAACTTCTTTGCTTTTGTGAGCAAGTTAAATGAACTCATGGTAAACATTGATTTTATCATGGATAAGGAAGACGCAACCAAGATTAAGTCGGTCAAGGTTTCGAGCGGAAAATCTAAGGCCAACTTTGTTCTTTCTGATACAACCGAAATCGAAAAGTATTTGGAAGGAATTGCTTTTACCGAAGGAAAACCCGCGCCGGAAAATTTCAATGAAGCATTTGCTTTGACCATCATCAAGAACAACATTCATGCCGAAATGAAAGGCGTGGTTACAACTAAAGTTGGAGACAAGACATTCCTTGCCGCAAGCGATAAGCGTAGAATTTCCGTTCACGAATTGGATAAGGAAATGGACGAGTTCAAGGTGGACGATGATGTGCTTGCCGATGCTTTGAAACTCGGCAAACCGAAGACTTACGCGATTGTGGGTCCGTGGTTGCATTTGGGTTTTGAAAATGATGTGACTTTCAGTTGTGTCCGACAGGATTTGTCCAAGTTCAACGCTCCCAAAATGCTTGCCGCTTTGGACAATTTGTGCAAGATTTCTCCGGTCGTTGAAGGAAAGTTGCCGAAGACTTTGTCCGAAGCAATCACTCGCGTTTCCGCACTTGCAGGCGCCGCGAACCAAAACACGGGTCTTACCGTTCGCTTGACTTTCTCGAAGGAAGGAATTACCGCGTATGCTGAGAAGAAAGACGGCAACGCGGAAGAATTGATTCCTTGGGATACTGAAGTAAAATTTAATTGCGTGGACACTGTTCAGTCGTGGGTCTCGATTAGCATTTTGCTTGAAGCGGGTTCCAAAGTAACAGATTTCAAAGTCGTTTGCACAAACCCGGAAAAGAAGGTTTATGCGTTCTTGTTCATCGGTGAAAAATACAAGGCGTTGGTCGGCGGTATTTCGCTTGATAATAAGGAACAGACGAAAGAAAACGAAAAGGCTTAATTTGTTGCCATAGGACCAAGCGGGCTCGATTTATTCGGGCTCGCTTTTTAATGATAAAGGATTTTCCATGATTGACTCAAAAAGAAGAATTACATTTGACATTGAAACCTATCCGTCCGCGTTTATTGTTTGCGGTTTGATTGATGGCGAGACATGGCAAGAATATATAGTTTCGCCCACGGTCGAAGGTTTTCCCGATGTGGTAGATTGTTCGGTTATTCGCGGGTGGTTATCGTCTTTGAAGAATAACGGTTGGACGGTAACTTATAATGGAAAATCTTTTGACATTCGAGTTCTTTCATGGATAGCGAATTGTGGAAAGAAAACATTAACAACAAATGAAATTGCCGATGCTGCAAGTAAACTAATTTCCGACCTTAACGCAAAAACGGGAAATCCTAAAACTTCGCCATGTTGGAATGCAAAGTATTCCGATATTTCCAAAGTTCGTGAGCATCATTTTGATGTCTTGAAATGCTACACGGGAGAACATTCCTTAAAGTGGTGGGAGCAAGCACGCGGTTGGTCAATAAAAGAAAGTTCTGTTCCGTTCGACCAACCGACCATGACTTTTGATGAATTACAAGAAAGTCGTTTTTATTGTCGCCATGATGTAAAGTGCACTGATTTACTTTACATGGAAAAGGATTGCCAAGAATTGATTGAAGCCCGCCAATGGGTTATAGATAACGCTCCTTGCAAAATTTTTCCTGATGTTCCAAACGCTGAACTTGCCGAGACATTTTGCTATGGTGATGAAGAAACCACAAATGAAGTAGAAAAGGCTATTGATTTGGTCCCGTGGGATATTTTCGACATTCCAAAAGATTTCGAGTATCAAATGAGACAAATTGCTTCTCATGAAATTAGTTCCTTTGAATGGCATGGAATTACATACGGCGCAGGCGGCGCTCATTATGCTAAAAAGGGTTATCATAAAGGCGTTAAAATTTTTGATGTTGCAAGCCTTTATCCGCACATCATTAAATTCTACATCAAACTTAAAACGCTTGCCGCGCTCAATCGTTATGTAAGTTGTATTGATAGGCGACTACAGAACAAAGCAAAGAAAGGAACTCCCGATTACTCGAAGGCAGCGGACAAAGGTTTGAAACTTGTCTTGAACACTGTTTCCGGAAAATTTGGTCAACCGGGAGCAAAAGCATACGCTCCCGAGCATCGTCTTGCTATGTGTTTGATTGGTCAAATTCTCGCTACCGAGGCCGCGGTCAAATCAATTCAAGGCGATTGGTCAAAATTGATTGAAATAAACACCGATTCTTTCGCAGTTGTTGGCGATGCCGAAATAGAAAGGGCTCGCGCTTATTGCGATAGCATTCCGCATGGTTTTAAATTCGAGGAAGACAGTTTTATAGAATCGGTTTGGAAAGATGTAAATAATTACTTTGTTTACAAGAATGATTCTTCAATTACGCAGTTGAAGGAAGCCCACGGTGCAGTGGGAACGAATTTGGAGGTAAATAGGAGCGAAACAGTTGTGACCGAGTCGCTCGCGGTTAATTTGAGGAAAGACCAAAACGCCGAGGCTGAACTTTGTTTGCTTGATGGACAAGATTTGAAATTGACCGCGGAAAATTGTTTGGTCAAATGGTCAAAAGCGGCAAGCATCAAAAATGCAAACATTGATGGCGAACCGATGAAATTCAAATACTATTACTTTATGTGGGTAACTGAAGATTGTCCCGATGCTCACAGAATTCAATTTAACGCGGATAAAGTAAAAGACGGAATTATTTCAGTTCGCCACGGAGTTGTAGGATTTGGGGGCGCTGAAGAATTTAAGAAATATGAGAAATATATTGACCCTGACCAATATCTTGAGGATTTGAAGCAGCAACTAAAAGTTTGGAATCGCTCGGATATGTTCACGCCTATAAATTCGCGAAACATTCCCGAAAACGCCCAAACATTCCACGAAATAAAGCAAGCGACTAATGGTTTCTTTAGTATGCCGGACGATTTATTTTAAATCGCGAATAATCGCACATAAACGGCGCACAAATCGCCGTTTTCTTTTTATCTATATAATTATCGCCTGAAACAGAAAACGCCGTAAAAACGCATTTATGAGCGTTTTTAATTGTAACCATCATTTTACATAAAAATCCGCATTGACCCGGTGCTTTATGGCAGGAATATGCTATATTTACATCGTAAGCAATCAACAATGAGGCTTACCAAGAAAATTAACAATTAACCATAAAGGTAATAAAATGAAGAACACGAAGAACAACACCAAGACCACTACCACTGAAACCGTTTCCGAACGCAAGTGGGCACCCGAAGTAATTTCTGCCGCTCTCGAAAACGGCGCGAAGCCTGAAGGTATGAGCAATACTTATTGGTATAAGTTGCGTAAGAAGAACGGCGTTGAAATCGTTCGCCAGGTCACTTGGGACAAGGAAGTTATCGCTGAAGCGTTCAACGCGGGAGTCAAGCCTGAAGGCATGAGCAATACTTATTGGTATCGTCTTCGCAAGAAGAACGGCATCGAAATCGTGAGAACTCGAAAGAATAAGGGCGAAAAGGAACCGAAGGCAGAAAAGCCCGCGAAGGTCGAAAAGCCCGCGAAGGTCGAAAAGACGGCAAAAGAAATCGAACTCGAAGCACGCCGCGCCAAGTATGCCGCGAAGAAAGACAAAATTAACGCCCGCCGCGCCAATCGTGCCGCAAAGAAGGCAGCAGAAAAGAAGACAAAGTAATCGGGGGTTCTAATCATGGCAACAGAATACACAAAGGAAGAAATTCAAAAAGCGCTCGCCGAAAATAAGAAACCGGAACGCATGAGTTCAACCTATTGGTCAAAACTCAAACGCGGTTTGGTTGGAAAATGCTACGGTGTCGAAGCAAACGAAAAGCCCGTGAAGACGGAAAAGAAAAAAGTTGAGACTTCGGAACCTGTTGAAACCACCGAATCTTCGGTTGATGAAGACGATTCTGAACAAACTACCACCGTTGTCGAAATGGATGGAACTGTAAGAATCATTAGCAGTTCGAGCGTTTAGATGAACGGCGACTAAAGCGAAGTCATTGGAAAAATAAAAATTTTAATGACTTCGCTTTTTCTTTTAATAACGGAGAATTTTAACCGGAGAAAAAAATGATTGAGGCAACAAACGAACTTTACAAGAAATGTGAAAGAACGGTAGAACGAGCGTGCTACAAAGCGTGGTTGAAAAATCCAATAATCCAACTTGATGATTATAGAAGCTATGCCCATGAAGTTTTCATGGACGCCACTCTTTCTTTCGATGAATCCAAAGGAACCAAATTTAATTCTTGGTTAACGACTCAGTTAATGCGTTTGACTCCTTATCCTCGAAACTTCAAAATGACCACGAGTTCAAAGCAAGATTCGAGCAGTTTGGTTTTGAGTTTGGACGAAACTTCGGAAGTGCTTGAGGGTAGGCCATGCACGCTTAACGATTTGAAATTTCCGGTAAATGATGTCTATTCTAAAACTTTGTCCGAACCCACTTTTGTTCCCGATTGGTGCGAAAGAATAGAAAGTTTCAAACCGTATTTAGGCGAATTGAGCGAGGACGCCAAAGTAATGGTGGACGATATTATTGGCGGTGAAACAGAAAAGAAAGATGAAAATGGCGTGCCGATTGTCCCCCGCGGAAAAAATCGCTATGCACGCTTAACGCCTCACCAACTTTATACTCGCTTGTATTGTCGCCGTGGTTGGACAATCGAACGAGTTAAAAATGCTCGGCGCGAAGTCGAAACCGTTTTGATAAAAATTTCTCCTGAATATAAAATGCTTCAGTCGAATGATGAAGAAATTTCCAATATGGTTCAAGAAGAATTGTTTTAGGTTTTGCTATAATAAATAAAACAAAAGGAGTTTTCAAAAATGAAAAACAAGTTAATTATTATTTCGGGCGGAATGGATTCGGTCACTTTGTTGTATGAACACAAAGACGAAATCGGGATGGCGCTTTCTTTCGCTTATGGCAGCAACCATTCTGTTCGTGAACTGGAATGTGCTAACTACCACTGTAAAAAATTGGGCATTCCGCACAAAGTGGTAAATTTGGACTTTATGAAGGATTTTGGTTCGGCATTGACTTCAGGCGCCGACAAAATACCGGAAGGTCATTACGCCGCGGAAAATATGAAAAGCACGGTTGTTCCTTTTAGAAATGGAATCATGCTTGCAGTTGCCGCGGGATACGCTGAAGCGAACAATCTTACCACATTGATGCTTGCCAGTCATTTTGGCGACCATGCAATTTATCCGGATTGTCGCGAAAATTTCAGTAAAGCAATTTCTGAAGCAATACGCTTGGGAACTTATGCGGGAATTACAGTTGAAGCACCTTATTCCAAAATAACTAAAGATGAAATCGCGAAGCGGGGTGCTTTGCTCGGTGTCGATTACTCAAAGACATGGTCATGCTATAAAGGCGGTTTCAAACACTGCGGAAAATGCGGAACTTGTGTTGAACGAAAGGAAGCATTTGCTTTGGCGGGATTGAATGACCCCACCGAGTATTTGGATTAACTAATGAAATTTTACCGCGTGGATTGTTCCTTTGTTTACAAGAACAAAGTGAAAGTCGAGCACCGTCTTCTCGTGGAATTGTGCGAAACACCCGAGGAGGCGGCAGCATCGTCTAAAAAGTATTTGGAATCTTATTCGGATTATAGCAATGTTGTTATAAATGAAGTTCACGAAGAAACGGAAGACGAGAAATATGGTAAGCGTGCTTTGTGGAAAGGTTATCAAGGACCTACAGTTGAAGAAAAAACTGAACCCGAAGTAAAAACTGAACCTGAACAAGTTTCCGTCTCGCTTGATGGTGAATTATTTTAGGAGAATTTTATGACTCAAAGAATTAGCGTTGGTGCACATGGAGAATTTTTTATCGAAGCGAACGAAGCGCTTTCCACCGAGCAAGTTCCTTTGATTGAAAGCCTTTATAAAGCGATTTTGAACGCCCGAGTTGAAAGTGGAATTTATAATGAAGCCCGCGACATTTTAGACAATGAGGGAAATTAAAATGGCGGGCGAAGTCGAGAAAGTCGATATTAGTATAGAATCCCGAATACTCGGGAATTTAATTACATCGAGTGAATTGGTTGGAAAAGTTAGGTCAATCATTGACCCAACTTTGTTTGAGTCTCCTATAAGTAGAATTGTTGGTCAATGGGTTTTAGATTACTTTGACCGAATGTCTGCCGCTCCCGGAAAAACAATTTTGGATATTTATATTGCTCGGCGCGGTGAATTGAAGGAAGCGGACAGTGATTTGGTTGGTTCGTTCCTAAAAAATTGCTCGGCGAATTGGCGACCGTCTAATGTTCAATATGCCGAGAAAATGGCGACAGATTTTTTCCAAAGGCGCTCGCTTGACCGTTTAATTGAAAGTTTGAAAACGAAAGCAGCGACCGGAAATGTGGACGGTGCTCAACGCTTAATAGCGGAATATGTTAAGCCCGAAGTAATTCATTCTAAAAGCATCGACATGCTAAACGATGTGGCGCCCATTCAACATGCTTTCCAAAATGAGGATGAAGAATTATTCTCGCTTCGAGGTAATTTGGATAAACTCGTGGGCGGTCCTTTGTGCCGTGGTGAACTTGTCGCTTTTCTCGCTCCTCCTAAATCGGGAAAAACTTGGTGGATGATTGACACGGCAATAACTGCCATGACTCGCGGTCAAAAGGTTTTATTTGTTTCTTTGGAAATGACAGAAGACCAAATGACTCGAAGATTTTGGCAAGCGTTGTCGGGTTGTTCAAGGAATGGCGAAGAAGCGCCAGGAGCAACTTTTGAAGACAACGGCGATGGAAAATGGAATTTGGTTTTGGGAACTCGTTCGACAAGAAAGATTGATATCGACACCGAAGAAATCAAGCGAGTTCAAAACGCATACAAACAAGTTACCGAAGGAAAATTAAAATTCCGTTGCTATCCTACGGGCTCTCTTACTTTGTCTAAACTTCGGAGCGAATTGAAAATTCTTGAGGTGTTCGAGAATTTTGTTCCTGATGTTATTGTTTTGGATTATGCGGATATTATGCAGTTGCCGCCAGGAAAAGAAAAGCGAAACCAGTTGGACGCACTTTGGATGGGACTTCGCGGCATCACTACAGAAATGAATAATTTGCTTGTGACTGCTTCCCAAACTGGTCGCGAAACAGTTGGCGGAAAACGAGACGCGGATGAAAGCAACATTGCCGAAGCGGTAAGTAAAATAAACCATGTTACAAGAATGATAACGATTAACAGGAGCAAGGAAGACAAACGCCGCGGAATTTATCGCATGAGTTGCCAAACAATGAGAGACGGACAAGAATGTTTCGACCAACTTGTTGTCTGTAATTGCTTGGCGATTGGTCGCCCATGGATGGAAGATAGATTTATGAGCGAAGTAAATTTTCCGCGTGAGGAATTGGAAGCGGCCTAAAAAGTTTGACCGTTTTTGCTATAATATAAAAAACAATAAGGAATTTTTATGCTTCGATATTTACCCGCGCTTGGCGAAGTTGCGCCGACCAATAATTTGGGATTTGTTCAACCAGCATTGGGCGTAACTAGTGGCCTTTGCACATCGTTTAATGGAGTTCGGAAAATGATGAAAGGCAATACCGATAATTTGTTTGGTTACACATGGTTGAAAGAAATCATTTTGCGACCAGCACAAAATAGCATTTGCATTTTCGACAGTGGGCTTTTCTCAATTTTCGGAATGGTCAAAAAAGACAAAAATTTTAATTTTGAGAATTTTCTACAAAGTTATTCTAGCGCTTATAAGGATTATGTTAACCACATACTTAAAGAAATTCCTGAAGCGTCCCGACCTCATTGCTTTTTCGTGAATCTTGATACCGATTTTCTTTTAGGTCTCGAAAAGACGAGCAAGTTAAATGATTTTCTTTTGGCGAATTGTCCCGCGGAAAATTTAATCGGGACATACCACGCGGCAGATGGAAAAAAGTATTTGGACGAACTTATAGAAAAATTCGATTATATCGCACTTTCGGAAAATCGTGGATTTGAAGATGAAGACGATTATTTGCGATATGTTCAAGCCTCATGTGAATATATCAAGAATAAAAAACCAAACTGTAAAGTTCATGTTTTGGGACGAAGTAATTCTTGGTTGTTCCGTGCAGTCGGAAATCTTGCGAACACTTGTGACTCTTCGTCTTTCCGTTGTTTTGGTGATGAACCAACGCTCCGCGAAACTAATTTAAGTTATCGAGAATTTTGGTCGGCAGGTTTGAATTATGAATTTTGCGGTGGTTTGGAAAAAGCAATCGTAATGTCTTTAGGCGCTGAAATGACCGAAATGCGTTATTCTGAATTGGTCATTGAATGTTTAAAACTTTATTCGTTCCTTTGTGCAGCAAACAAATACAGTCCCCAAGTCGTTCGCTCGAATTGTCCGGTTAGAGATGCTATGGACGATTTCTTCGGCATTCCTCATACATGGTGGAACGCTACAGGCGGAGCGGGTGCTAGATATTGGGTTCCTGAAACAAAGTTGATTTTGGGTAAAGGAAAAAATAAGCAAGTAAAAAGCGCCAAGTTTTTCACGGAACCACAAAATTCGGAAAATTGCGTTGATTTGGGAACGACTTGGAATTTGGTGGGAACGAGAAGAAAGGATTGGAGACGCGAAGCGACCAACCCGTGGGGCTAATTTTAATTTATAAGGAACTAAAAATGGAAATCAAAAAAGTAAAAACAAGCGATTTGAAATTTGACCGCGAACTCGTAAAAATCGAGCATTCGGTTTCTGTTGAAACTCCCGTTATTGTTGACCGTGAAATGAATGTTATTTTTGGCGATGCTTCGGCAATGAAGAAAACAGAAGTCGAGGTAATTGTTACCGACTTGCCATTCAAGGAAACACGACTTGCCATTCATTCCATTGGTCGATGGGCGGAACCTAATTGGACCAAATTAAAAGCTGAAGACGCTCCGCGTTATGGTTATGCCGCATTTATTGACGGATTTTTGTTCAAGGAAGTTCCTCAAAAATTGAATCTTGACAGACACCCGGAAAAATCCGCGGAAGATTCAGGCGATTTATTTTAACTAAACCTACTTTGTAGGAAAGGAGCCTATTATGGCACAAAGAAAAAGGATTACCGATGAAGAAAGAAAAATGGCGTTCGATGGAATCGTTCCGCCTGGAAGAACTGAAGAATGGCGAAAATACTTTGTTCGCCGTCAAAAGTGGAACGCGAAGCACAAAGCAAAAATCGAGGCCGAGAAAAATGGTGAGGTGAAGGAAGAAAATTCCGCACCTGCTGAAATCGAACAGAACACGGAAACGAATGAAAACCAAAATGAAGTTCGGGAAACTTGCGAATCCGTGGTCATTCCTGCCATTTAACAAAATTTTCTATAATAATCGGGAGACAAACAAATGCAACATTTTGAACTAAATTTGAAAAATTACGAAATCGCGGGCGCTCACTGCCTTAAACTTCCTTATGAATCTCCGTGCCAAAATCTTCACGGTCACAACTGGTATATTTCAATCCAAATTAAATCCAAGTCGCTTGCCGAGCATGGAATGATTTTGGACTTTAAGCACATCAAAGATTATTTGAAATCGTTCGACCATCAAAACATAAATTCTTTGGTTGACTTTAACCCGACCGCTGAAAACCTCGCGAAGCATTTTGGCGAGTATGTTTGGATGCTTGCGAAGAAGGAAGGATGTAAAGGCGTTTACTTTGTCAAGTGCGAAGTAACCGAGGCTGAACACAACACCGCCGCATGGGTTTGGGAGAAGTAAAATGGCGAGAGATGTAGAAATTAAACCGTTTCCTCCTGGGTTTAATAGAAATTTTGATGTTGATGAAACTTTGGGCGAACATTATGTCCACAACAATCCTTTGGAAACAATCAATGTAATGGAATTTTTGGCAAAGGAATGGACGAAGAACGGTATTCCGCCTGAAGTAATTTGTGATTTGCTTCAGGTCGCCAAATACCTTTCGCCGCGTCTCGGTCGCAAAGGCGGAAAGGAAACGCTCGAAAAAGATTTGCTCAAAATCGAAAATTACGCCCATCGGGCAAGAACTGGAAGTTGGATTAAATTTTCCGAAGGAAGTAAAAATGACGGTTAAAAATTTTGACCATGAAAAAATAGAACAGGCGGTCAAATTGATGTTTGAAGCGATTGGCGAAAACATCGAGCGACCGGGAATTAAAGAAACACCCGACAGAATAGCCCGAGCGTTCGAGGAAATTTTTGAGGGTTGCAAATATACGAATGAAGAAATAGCGGAAAAGAACAAAGTATTGTTCGATGCTCCGAGCGATGGTTTGGTTGTCGAAAAAATCGCGGGGCCCGGAATCAACTCGATGTGCGAGCATCATCTTTTGCCGATGTTTGACGCTTCGGTTTATGTTGGTTATCTTCCGAAGGACAAAGTTATTGGTTTGTCCAAACTCGCTCGAATTGTGCAGTTGTGCGGTCATCGTCCAACACTTCAAGAAAAATGGGGTTCGGATATTGCTGAATGTGTTCAACTCGCTACAGGCGCCGACAGTGTTGCCGTGATTATTGAAAGCAAGCATGGTTGTATCCAATTCCGCGGTGCCAAAACAGATGTGGTCACGAAGACCGCAGAATTGACAGGTCGATTTAAGGAAGACGGACAACTTCGTGCCGAACTTTACAACATCATTAAGGGTTTTTAATCATGCTCAAAGTAATGGAAATTTTTCACAGTATAGACGGCGAAGGAATACGAGCGGGAGAACTCACTTCCTTTATTCGTCTTGCGGGATGTAACTTGCACTGTAAGTATTGCGATACCGCGTATTCCATCAATCCGAATAAGGACCAGTTTGCGGAATGGACGGTCGATGCTTTGGTCAATGAAGCGAAGCATAAAAATGTTACCGTTACAGGTGGCGAGCCTTTGCTTCAACCTGAAACCGCCGAACTTTGCGAACGCTTGGCAAAATGTGGTCATAGCGTTAATGTTGAGACAAATGGAACAATAATTCCGCCTGCTCGACCTATTGAAACTTTGGGCGAAATTTTCTATACCGTTGACTACAAGTGTGGTGCAAGCGGTCACGAAAAGCAAATGAAGAAAGAAGCGTTTACGAATTTGTGTTTGTGCGATGTTATCAAATGCGTGGTCGGAAGCGTTGAGGATTTGGAAAATAGTTTGTTCCAACTTCGTGATTGGATTCCGCATCTTGGAAACGGGATTTCGCCGTGGGTTTACTTTAGCCCGGTCTTCGGAAAAATAGAACCTCGCGAAATTGTAAAATTCATGCAGCGCGAAAAACTCGAAGGAAAATTCCGTGTCCAACTTCAGTTGCACAAATTTATTTGGGACCCACGCGAACGAATGGTCTAAAAAATTTGTCTCCCGAAAAACTAAAGGTTCCTGCTGAATGGCGGGAGCCTTTTTATTTGCTCGTAAAACGCTCGTAAAACGCTCGTAAAACGCAAGGAAACGCGATTAAATGAGCGTTTGAAAACGATGCTTTATATATTGTTTTCGATGTTTCTTAATTGTAACCATCATTTTACACAAAAAGTCGCTTTTACCCGGTCCTTTATGGCAGGAATATGCTATATTTAATCATGTAAAAACGAAACAAACCAAAAAATTTAACAATCACGAGGTAAAAACATGGCTCACAATCACGAAGAAATCCTTAACAAGGTTCACGAAGCACTCGAAGCAAAGGAACTCAATTTCGAGGCGAAGATGGCGGAAACATACGCGCTTGTAAATGGCGTTTATGTTCCTACAGGTTCTTTCACTCCCGTCCGCACCGACAAGACCGGGCCTGAAAGCATCATTACAGGCAAAGGCTTTTCCGACCACTACACGCCAATTCAGAACGAAGAAGCATTTAGCGTGCTTGGCGAAATGGCGGACATTGCCGAAATCGAATTTGTCAATGTTGGTTCCTGGGGCAACGGTTCGGGAATTTTCGCACAAATTTCCATCGGTGACGCCATGGAAGTCGGTCCTAACAAAGACCGAGTCGGAAAGTATATTTCGCTCGTCAATTCTCACGATGGCACCCGAGCCCTTCAGTTGCTCGTAACCCCGTTCCGCTTTTTCTGCCAAAATCAAATCTCGAAAGCAATCAAGGACGCCACGAAGAACAACCGCTTGATTTCCATCCACCATAACATTTACGGCGCTCAACGCCTTCAGGAACTCGCTCACGCGGTGACGGTCGCAAATGACATCTTCACCGACTCGGAAGAAAATTACAAGCGTCTCGCCGACCGCAAAGTCACGATGAACGAAGTCCGCGAAGTCATGGCCCGTTGCTTGCCGCTCCCGACTCATTACTGGCGTGGCGTTTCCGAAAGGACCGAAAAACTTTGGGAAAAGCACATTGGCGAAATGGTTCAGCGTTTCCAGGATGCCGACAACGGAAACACCGAAAAAATGACAGGTTGGAACCTTTACAACGCCGTCCAAGGCTGGAACCAACATAACACGAAGAAGACCGCGACTTACGAAAAATCTTTGCTCCTCGGCAAAATCGCGAACTTCTCGGAAAATTCGCTCGCCATCGTGAACTCGGTCCTTTTCGAAGGCGACAACGCGAAAACGAGCAGCAAAGAATTTGACGAAATTTTTAAGAAAGTCATATAAGAATTTAAAAGCCTCATTCATCAATCCCCGTCCAAAAGGCGGGGATTTCTTAATTGTAAGAAAAATTTAGCAATCATTTTCATGGCAACTAGTGCTTTATAGCAGGAATATGCTATATTTAATCATGTAAGAGTTAAACAATTAACAACGAGGCTTAAAAATGAAAACGAAAGAAGAAATCAACCACATGGTCAAAGAAATGGTAATGGCGATTTGCCACGGCGGTTTCGGCAGGCTTCAGGCGATGCTCGGCGCTCAACCGCTCACGATTACCGAAAACAGTTTCCAATTTTCTTTCAAGATGTTCCGCAAAGCAAACATTTTTAAAATCGAACTTGACGAAACCCAAGACCTTTACAACTGCTATTTCATCAAGCAGCGCAAATACACGACCAAAGATTTTATGAACGGTCTCCAAATTTCGGACAAGAAATTCGAACCGTCAATCGTGAAGGAAATAAAAGGAATTTTCTTTGACCAGGTTCAAGAATTTTTCGAAACCACGACCGGGCTCCGCACTTGCCTTTAATGGAGGATTTTAAAAATGAGCACTATCCGAGTCATACGCAAACGATATGGAAAATTCAAGAAAGAACATTGTATCGCCCAATTTGACAAATCACTACAAACGGATTTTGAAATTTGGTGCAAAATAAACATGAACAAACTTTATAAGAAATATGGGAAAGATAACATAGAAATCCGCTTTTGATTCTAATACAGATTATCGAGAAATCGGCATGCAGAATTGCCGATTTTCTTTTTGTCTTTTGATAACTGTAAATTTTAGTTTACCTGCCGTTTTTCGATGGCGAAAATGGTTAAATTTGTTTGTATGACTTTGAAACCAGGAACAGAACAAAAGAAATGGAAGCAGAAAGCGAGTTCGACCAAGCGAGTTAGGAAAACGGTCGAAGTTAGCGAAATGCCCAAATTAACCGACCAATCCGACCGAACGCCTGAGGACCTTTTTCCTGATTGGAAAAAAATCGGTGCCACGCTTCGAGAAGTTCACTTTGCCGCCGAGTATTTGACCAACGGGTTCAACGCGACCAAAGCATGGATAGTTTGCACTGGCGATGTGTTCAAGAAAATTCATACGCAAGTTGCCAACAACCGCGGTTCGGACATGCTTCGGAATGTTCATGTGCAGCAGTTAATAAGCGATTATACTACCGCGTGGTTGCGTGGAAAGGCTTACGAACTTGAGCATAATGTTTTAGAAACTTTGGAAGCAATGGCGTTTTCAGATATTTCCATGTTTCTCAATCCCGATGGTTCGCCCAAATTCAAAAGTTGGGACGAAATTCCGCCCACGCTTCGGCGGTGCATTGACGGAATGGAACGGAAATTCTATGGTCGAGACGCGAACCGCTCGGTCTTAAATATTACTTTGGCAAAACGCTCGGACGCATTGAAAGCAATCGCTAATTATGTGGCAATCATGCGAAACGGTCCTTTAGCGCAGAATTCCAACGCTACGCAAATGAGCGCGGACACGGAATTGCTTTTGTCTTCAGTTTTGAACAGTGGGCGAAAAGTCGACCGAAGAACTCCCGCCCAAATGCGTTCGGACAAACAAAAAGAATTAGACCAAGTTAAAGACCAGGACAACGGCGAGACCGTTGCTTTCTCGGGATTGGGGTAAGTCATGTTTTCTTGGTCGCCTGAACATCTTGCAAAAATTCGGGATTATCCGCATTTAATCGGTCATTTGGTCGGAAAAACGAAATTGACCGAATTACATTCCGATTGGATAAAAATGATTTGGGACACTCCCGGCGGCGAGCATGCGTCTTTGATGTCTCACCGTGGCGCCTACAAAACGACCGCCATTACCGAGTGCGGAATAATTTATTATTTGCTTTTCCATCCAAGTGAACGAATTGCTTTGGTTCGTGAAACCTTTACCGAAGCAGCAAGCACGCTCGAAACCATTAAAAAATATATGCTTGAGCCTGCCGTTCAATCGCTTTTCACTTATGCACATGGCGGACGCGAACCAGTCGCGACCAAATCGCCTTTTGGTTCCGTTACATACAACTTTAAGAAATCAATTACAAAGGAAGGAAGCATAGACGCTTATGGCATCAACCAAATGCCGACTGGTCGCCATTATGATCGTATTTTGTGCGATGATATAGTCACTATTAAAGACCGCCTTTCTCGCGCACACCGCGAAATGGTGAAGCAGGGCGTTCTCGAAATAATGACGAACATCATCGACCCCGGAAAATCTTGTTTGTTTGTCGGGACACCGTGGCACCATGATGATGCTTGGTCAATGAAAAACGATGCCGGAGAATTGATTATTCCCGAGCCTTGGAAATATCGTCCTGCCGACACTGGAATTTTGTCGCCTGAAGAATTGCAGAACAAACGAAAGACCACAACCGCGTCTTTGTTTGCAATTAACTACATGCTCGATACTTCGGTCAAAGACGAAGGACAAATTTTCGATGAACCAATTTTTGGTGCTTGGAATTGGGATATCCGACCGACTCGAATTTTTGGTCATTTGGACGCAGCATGGGACGGCACTTGCACAAACGCGCTCACGATTATGGCGGAGCGTCCTGATGGTCTTATCCAAGCATACGGAAAAATTTATCCGGGAACATTCCACGAATGTAAAACCGATGTGGCGAGAACTTGCGAAGAACGCCGAGTCAGAAATTTCTACATGGAAAAGAATCCCGACAAAGGAATGGCGGCGGGTGAATTGCGTAGGATTCCAGGCTTTCCGACAGTTCACGCTTATAGTGAGTCGATGAACAAAGACATTAAAATCGTGAGTTACCTAAAAAATTCATGGCAAAGGATTATTTGGGACCCATCGACAGACCCCAATTATTTGAACCAAATTACTGACTACCGACCTGGTCAAGACCCGCGAGACGCTCCCGACTCGGGTGCTTCATTGCTTCGCCAAGCGTTCTACAAAGGCGGTGGTGTTTCGGCACTTTATAAACAATAGGAGACAAATTAAATGAAAAACAATTTTAGCCTTTTCCGAATGGACGGTTGGAAAAAATTGCTCACGGGATTTGGTTCGATGAAGGACAAATCTCAAAATCAAAATTCTATTCCAGGATTTGACCGACTGGTCGATGTGCAACTTGCCGCGCTTTATTACATGGGCGGTTGCATTAAGAACGCCGTGAACATTCCCGCCGAGTCGATGGTCAAAGCAGGTTTTGAAGTCGAGGGAGACGATGGAAAACTTTATTCGTCTTTTCAGGAATTGAACGGAACCGAACAAATGAAGCAGGCTCTAATTTGGACTCGACTTTATGGCGGTGCGTTGGTCGTTCTCGATGTTGAAGGAGGTGGCGACTGGGCTTTGCCGTGGTATCCTGAAAAAGGCGGAAAAATTCGTTCGCTTCGAGTTTATCCGAGAACGCGAGTTGAGTTGGGCAGAATGGAAACTGTTCAAATGCCGGAGTCGATGTATTTTGAGGACTTCGAGCGTTTTATAATTCGTAAGTCGGACGGAAACACATTTGAAGTTCATGCTTCGCGCTGCCTTGTTTTCAAATCTACAACCAAAGTAGACCAGGCTGAACCCGGTTGGTTGGATTATGAACGGTATTGGGGTCTTTCTTCGATTTATGAAGGATTGGAAGACGCTCGGAATTTCGGCATGACCGGGCAGGGCACTTCTCACCTCATGCAAGAATGTTCCGTTGGAAAATACAAACTAAGTAATTTGGAACAACTTGTCGCCGAGTCGGATTATAAGTCGATTGAAAACCGCCTTGAAGCAATGGATATGCAGAAGTCGGTTATCAATGGCGTGTTCTTGGGGCAAGATGAAGATTACACCCGCGAGAATGTAACATTTGCAGGCGTTCCCGAAGTTTGGGACCGTCAAATGATGGGAGTCAGTGGTTCCTACAGAATCCCGGTCACCAAATTGTTTGGTCGTAGCGCGGCAGGCATGAATGCAACAGGAGAAGGAGACGAAGACAACTATAATGATTATGTGTCCGGTCTTCAAGAAGCCCAGTTGTTGCCGCCTCTTCGGAAATTGATGACTTTGTTAAACTACGAAACAAAGACGATTCCAAAGGAAGGAAACAAAGCGCCCAAATTGGTTATCGACTTCAATTCTTTGTCCAAGAAGGACCAGTTGAAGGAAGCACAAATCCGCGAAACCATGAGCAGGGCGGATAGGAATTATGTTGAGGCCGGAATTCTGAACCAAGAAGACATAATTAAAAATCGTTTCCAAGGCGGTTATAAAATCGACACAACGGTGGACGAGGATTACGAATTTACTTTGGACGAACCTGAGGAATAAATTTTGCTTACGACTCGAAACCTCAAAACTTTGCTCACCTTTGGCGGTGGCATGACAAAGAACAAACTTCGGCGCCTAAACGGTCGCCGTTGGAAATATCCTTTGTCCCTTGAACGACTCTATACTTCGGCGATTTCTCGATACTTGAAAAAGCGTTGGGTGGAATATATGAACATGGCGACCAAAATGCTCGTTCCGAGAATGGACGGCGTTGAGGATTTGGAACCCAAGCCCGGCGAAACTGGCCCGGCGTTGGGCGCCATTGTTTCAATCGCTGAAGACATAGACGAATTTAACTCCAAAGAATTGCAAGCGTTCCAAACAATAGCAGTTGGCGAAGCGTTTGCCGAGAGCGAAATTTGGGTGAAAGATGTTTTGAATAAATGGTCAAAAGAACAAGTTTCTTTGATAACGAAGGCGACCAATGACATGAGAGACGCAGTCGCCCGCCGTGTTCGCGATGGCGTAAAGAAAGGGTTATTGGCAAAGGATATAACGAAGCAAGTCCTCGCTGAAATGCCTGGAATTTCGTTCCGCAGGGCTCGCGTTATTGCTCGTGACCAAACATCTAAACTAAATGCCGAATTGAGTCAAAGGCGAATGACAGAAGCGGGGCTTGAGACATACAAGTGGGAAACATCATTGGACGAGCGTGTCCGCGGGAATCCAAGCGGAAAATATCCGTTCGCTAAACTTTCTCATTGGGTCATGCAGGGAAAGATTTGCCGATGGGATGACCCTACACTTTGTATGAACTCAAAAGGCGAATGGGAAAAGCGTCCCACCAATGCCGTTTATTTACATCCCGGTCAAGACATCATGTGCCGATGTGTAGCGCTTCCTAATTGGAACGAACTTGAAAACATCGAAGGCGTGGAAATCCTTCCTGCCGTTGAAACTCCCGAACCGCCCAAAGTAAGGAAGAAATGGGCACCCGAAGTAATTTCTGCCGCGTTGGCATCGGGAGTAAAGCCTGATGAAATGAGTTCCGCTTATTGGTCGAAACTGAACAAAAAGCAGAAGGAAGTCAAAACCGAAAAAATTCCAACGCTCGAAAATTTGGACAAGAAAATCGAGGAAGTTCTTAAAGAATCTCGTTATTCAAAATATACGGACGAGGATAAAAAGAAATTTGCCGAGAATTTGACCAAGTTGTTCGAGAACGCAGATTTTGGCATGAATGTTCCGAGAATCGACAGAAACGGAAACGATGTTTTGGACGCAATTTTTAGTTCCTATTTCAAAAACCAAATCGAAACAGGAACCGGAAAAGGAATGGTCAATGTAGAAGCGAGAAAACGAGCAAGCGAGGAATTATTTGGAACGAACTTGAAGAAAGCACAACCAAAGGATTATGAGAAATATGGTTTCTTGATGGATAAGGATATGCGAAAGCAAGCACGGTCGGGAATTGCTGACCAATACTGGTCTCACCGTGATGGCGTTCAAATTCGTTTCAAGAAAAACAAAGTAAATGTTACTTTCACGCTCGAAGATTCGCTTTCTAGCGGACTCGCGCCGTCTCGAATAAATGACCCCAAACTCACATCTTCATTAAGATGGAATGTGGATTCAGTTTTGAAAATGACCAATTTCAAAGATGTGGTCGGTGCAACTCGTGATATAGCGGACAGTTATATAGAATTGCAATACCACGGAGATTTGACTTTGGACATGATTGAAAGCATTTATATTCCGTGGCGAGTTAGACAAAAAATTCCTGCCGCGACCATTGATAAAATGAAGGCGACAGGAGCAAAATTGTTTAGCACGATTTTGGATTCTAACGGCGTGGAAAAACTTGTCGAATTTTAATAAGATTCGATTTCGTCCAAATTATCGAACGGGAACCACTTGCCGTGCCAAATGTCCAAGAAAAACATTATGGCGCGGCGTTCTTCGGAAATGTTTGTGTCCATCAATTTCCCCGAGCATTCGCCATTGTCGAATGCTTTTTTATAACTGGATTTGCAAGTTTCCCAATAATCGGGATTCTTTTCGACTTTGTCAAAAAGAATTTTTTCACCGTCCCACCACATCGCCGCGGTTTTGTTGTTTTCCTTGAACGGATTTTCTTTTTCGTTTTTGAAGTATTTAAAATGCTCAAGCAAATTCATTTTTGTTTTCCTTTTTTTATATTATAGCAAACACTGGTCTTTTTAATTTATATATTTTTGAAATGAAAAGCGAGGGCTAAAAATGAAATGGAAAGAATTGTCGGAAACACTTGATTTTTGCGACAGGTGCGAAGCATTGGGGTATGTGGTTTCATTCAATCGAGACGAAAAATGTTTGATGCTTCGAGACGAAACCGGAACTTATCGCTTTAAGTCGTTCATTACTCCGGTTCTTGCAGACAACATAGTAAAAGAAAATCCCGTTACTTTGCCCGATGTTTTGGACAGGGTCTTAAATTTAGAGGAAACGAGCGAAGAAGAAAATTAAATTTTTTGGTATAACCTCTTGCCTCTTTCAAAAAAATTATGTTATATTTAGGAGTATGGGAAGCAAGAAAGAAAATTTGGTCGCTCAAACTCGACAAGATTGGTTTGAAGACGCTATTGATTCTGCCACAAGGCCCGCGGAAAAGACCGCGGAAGGTTTTTTGATTGCTCGCGCTCCCGTTACTTCGGTTGGAGTGTTCCTTTATCGTAATGATGATGGAACGCCAAGACGAGAACTTCGACTTCCTGAAGAAGTTTTTAATCCCGACTCACTCGAAACGCTGAAACTGAAACCTCTTACTTTGTTACACTCGGGCGTAGTAACTCCGGAAAATGTTGAGAAGGTTCAGGTCGGAAGCGTTGGCAGCGATATTTATACCGATTCTTACCGCGTATATATTGACCTTGCAGCAACGAAGAAAGACGGAATCGAAGCGATCGAAGATAGAAGCGCTCGCTCCTTATCGTGCGGTTATAAATGCGATATTGAGTGGACGAGCGGAACATGGATGGGTATGCATTACGATTGCATCCAAAGGAATATCCGGTATAATCATGTTGCACTTGTCCCGACTCCTCGCGCTGGTGATGGAAATGCTATTCGCATGGACGGCGCAGGTGAACCCGACCCGAAGAATCCGAAAAGTTTTGAACAACATAACCAAGAGGAAGGAATGAATCTTAAAACCATTCACCTTGATGGGGCTGATTTCCAGGCGGAGCCCCAGGTAATTGCCGCACTGGATAAGGCACAGAATCGCGCCGATGCCGCCGAAAAGGAACTTTCCAAACTTCGCGAAGATTCCAAAAAGGAAATTGAAACGCTGAAGTCGGAAAAGTCGACCGTTGAAGCAGAACGCGACACACTCAAGGAACGACTCGACAAGGCCGACCAGGAACTTCCGAACAAGATTTCTGCTGCCGTGAAGTCGCGTCTTGACCTCGTTGGTAAGGCACAGGCCGCAGGTGTTGAAATTAAGGAAGATATGGCGGACGCAGACATCAAGAAGGCTGTCATTTCCAAGGTATTCCCGTCCGCAAATCTTGATGGCAAGGATGAATCTTACATCCAAAGTCGTTTTGATTGTGCTTGTGAACTTATCGCAAGCGAAGCGGAAACGAAGTCGCGACAGGATGCCGCTGAAACTACTCCCCACGAAATCACAAACCAGTACCGTCTTGACGAAGCCGAAAAGCGTTATAATGAACGCTTGGACAACGGTTGGAAAGACAAAGTAAAGGAGGCCTAAAAATGGCAGCTTATGGTAATATGGAAAAGGGGCTTCCCGGTCTTTTGTTCGGGACCTCTACGACTCACACTATTGACTCTCGTCTCGCTGATGGCGATGTGCCGTTTGGCGCGGTTGTCTTTGGCAAGGGCGATGGCGAACAGGTTTCCAAGACTGGCGATGGCGCGGCTCTTGGCGTTGCTTGCAGAACCGCTCTCGACCAGCCCGAATATAAGGACGGCGATTGTGTAAATGTTTGCCGCACCGGAAAACTTTATGTGGAAGCAGGCGAAGCAATTTCTGCCGATTCTGAAATTTCCGTGAACGCAAGCGAAGGCAAGTTTATTGCAAAGACCAGTGCCGCCGATGGTGCAAAGCGCGTTGTGACTGTTACGGTCGCAAACACTTCCGCCGCAGACAAAAAGGCAAGTGTTACGATTGGCGACCAGGTTTTCGCGGTCACGACTTCCGATGATGTGAAGGCCGCTGCTGATGTTGCCGCCGCACTCAAGGCAGAAATCGCCGCGGGTTCCACTGACTTTGTCGCAACCGTTTCTTCCGCGGTAATTACTTTGACCGCAAAGAACAAGGGTGTAAATAACACCGCTATTGTTGCCGCAACCAGTGATAGCACGCAGACGCTCACCGTTGCACAGACCACCGCAGGTTCCGACCAGGTTGTGAATCCGGGTTGGTTCGCTCGTTCCACCGCTGAACAGGCAGGGGATTTGCTTCTCCTGGACCTCGGCTAATTTTAAGGAGACAAACAAATGAATCCGACTGAACAGAATGCTCTTCGACTGGATGCGGGTGAACAGGTCTTTTTTGACCAGCAGCTCGCTCTTGTTAAAGCCCGCACTTACGATGTTGAACACAAGGCGTTGAAGGCTTTGCAGTTGCTTCCCGTTTCTGTTGACCAGGACCCGGGTGCCACTCACATCCTTTGGCGTTCTTACGATAAAGTAGGAATGGCAAAGATTATTGCCGACTACGCCAACGACTTCCCGCGTGCCGATATTGCAGGCGTTGAACACTCGAGCCCGGTAAAGGACTTGGGCATGAGTTACGGTTATTCCATCAAGGAAATTCGCCGCGCTCAAAAGGCTGGTATCGCACTTGACAACAAGCGCGCCGAAGCATGCCGCCGTGCCATTGACGAAAAGCAGGACAAAGTTGCTTGGTTTGGTGATGCCAAGTCCAAACTTCCGGGCTTCATCAATGCCGAAGGAATTACTGAATACGTTGCCGCATTGAACGCGGGCGGCACGTCCAAGGCATGGGCATCCAAGACCGCGGACGAAATTGTTGCCGACTTTGCGGCAATCGTTTCCACCGCACCTGAATCCACCAACGGCATCGAACAACCGGACACTGTAATTCTTCCTTTGTCCCTCTACCTGAAGTTGCAGAACACGCCGTATGGCAGCAACCGCGACAAAATGCTTCTCCAGTTCATTCGCGAAAATTTCCCGCAGATTACGCGAATTGATTGGGTGGTTGATTTGGCAACCGCAGGTGCAGGCGGTTCCACTCGCGTGATGGCATACGCTCGCGACCCGATGAAGGTGGAAGTGCAGATTACGCAGCGCTTCGAACAGTTGCCGCCGCAGTTGACCGGAATGGTTTACGATATTAACTGTCTCCAGTCCACTGGTGGCACGCTCGTTTACTACCCGGCATCGGTCGTCTATTGCGATGGCCTTTAGTATCTCCTGAAGAGATAACCCCGCCGATATACCGGACAAAGTATATCACCGCTTTTAAAAAGGGCATTGAGTTTGCTCCCGCTCAATGCCCTTTATTCCAAAAATTAGGAGCAAAAACAAGCGTTTTGAGCGTGTTTTTAGTTTGACCTATTCAAATGTATGTTTGAGGATTAAAACGCCGTTAAACACGCCTTAAAATGCAAAAAATCATGTTATCTTACAGGAGAATAAACATGCTCGTAAATTACAAAAAAGCAAACATGCTCACTTGCTCGCTCGGCGAAGGAAAGCCCAAACTTGTCCTTATTCCTGGCATCAATGTTCTTTCCGATGAAGTTTGGAAAGACGCAGAAGCAACGCTCGCGGACCACATCAAGCGTGGTCTAATTGTTCCTATTTACAAGGTAACGAAGACCAAGTCTAAAGGAAAAGACGGAAAGGAAACTGAATCCGAAGAAAAATCTCCCGTGACTCCTGATGAAATCCCGAACGACCAGTTGGACGCCGTAGTCGATGAAATTCAGTCGGAAGCGCAGGCGGACAAGTTTGTCGAAGCATCGACAAAAGAATCCGTTCGAGCAAAGGCCATGAACAGAAAGAACAAGATTAAGGAAGAACTTGCCGCACAGGGAAGCAACAAGTAAAAGGATTGTAAACAAATGACCAAACCTTTATCCGTTCAAGAATATCTTCAGGCAGTAGCGCCCACGGTTGCCGCGGACGCTTCGGTTGCCGTTTACATCCAAATGGCAGAAGAACGAACGAATAAAGAATTTTATGGTCATAAAACGAACCAGGCGATAGCGTTGCTTGCTGCTCATATTGCTTTCTTGTTTACCGCGGTTCCTAATTCGCATGGGGCAGGAAGCGGCAGCACGGAAGGCGGTTCCACGGGCTCCATTACTTCCAAGCGCGAGGGCGATTTGTCCGTTTCTTATGGTTCCGGTGCCGTTTCCGCTTCTGCAGGTAATCTTGGCGATGCGGAACTTTCGCAGACCCGCTGGGGCCTCATGCTCATTTCGCTCCGCAAGAGCTGCAAGCCCTTCTTTGGCGTGTGTGGTGGCGGGAGGCGTTGATGTCCGTTAGCTTCGAGACAAAGGATCTGGGCAAGGCCAAGATTGAACGCGAGCTTAAGGCTGCAAAAAAACTTGTGGCCCTTGTCGGCATTCCCAGCGATTCGAAACAGCACGCGGATTCTAATATCGGTCTCGCCGCTATCGGCTACATCTTGGAAAAGGGCAGCGTGGTGAACCACCTTGAAGCCCGTCCGTGGATGAAGCAGACGAGACAGCGCAACGAAAAGCGCATGATGGGCTTAAGCAGAAAGCTATTGAAGGCCATATCAAACGGAACCACAACCGCCTTGGACGCTATAAAGAAACTCGGCGGCACCTACGAACTGGCGATGAAGGAAATCTTTACCAAGGGTTCTTTCGCACCAAACGCCCAAATCACAATTGAAGGCGGCTGGATGCGTAACCACGTTTCAGGCAAGCCGTTCTATGTGGAAGGCAAGAAAAGCTCTCACCCGTTGGAAGGAAAAACGGGACTTCTCCGTCAATCTATCAAGTTCAAGGTGGCGAAGGTATGAGTACGCTTTTCCCACGCACCATAAGCTACAAGCACCGCACCGCTGAACTGGTGAACGGTGTTTGGGAATTTAGCGAGACGGACGGAACCTTCACCGGTTCCGTTCAGCCGCTGACCGGCAAGGAATTGCAATTCCTGCCCGAAGGCCGCCGCGACATCGGCTTGATGAAGGTCTATTCCAATACGCCGCTTTCCGTGAGCGTGGAAGGCTCCAACACTCCGGGCGATATTGTCATTTGGGCCGGTCGCAAATGGGAGATTATTCGGGAGCTTGTATTTGCAAACGACCTAATCAACCATTACAAGTATATTGCCGCACTGTTCAACGGCGACGACGAAGAAGAACCCGAAGAAGACGGCGAAGAAACGACGGAGGGCGAAGATGCCGAACAATAACGCTCCGCAAACGCCAGCAACGCCTACGGCGCAAACCGTCACGAACGCGAAGACCGCCGCCGAACTCTGGAACGCCCTTTACAGGTGGGCCACCGCCGTACTGCCTAAAAAAGTGAAGGTGGTAAAGAGCCACCAGGACATGGCGAGCGTCAAGGGAACGTTTATCTGTATCAATTACGCCGGGAGTTGGAAACCCGCCGGATCCAACGCGTCTCGCATGATTGACAACCGCCCCGACCTGCCGTCCACGCGCGTTTTCGTTTATCGTGGAACAGTCGAAATTTGGGAAGTCGAAGGTGACGGCGATTTGTTGATGCAGCTTCTGGAATCGCTGGACAACCCGGAATATCAGTACCTCTTGAACGATGCCGGGCTTTCTGTATTAAAGGCGGAAGGGCCGCAAGAAATGCCCGCCCTGCAACAGGCGCAATGGCGCAAGGAATCGCTCTTGACGCTAGAAATGTCGTGGGTGAGGGCATACGAAGGAAGTAAACTTTACATTGAAAGTGTTGAGATTACGGAAAAGGACGCCTTTACAGGCACGACAATTAACGAAATTACAATAGAAAACGAGGAGACCTAATATGGCACTTAAAGACATCGTGAATATCAACATTACAAGGCAGACGACCTCGGTGTCCGTTGCCGCCTTCAATGTTCCACTTATCCTTTCCACCTTTGCCGCCGAAAACGACAATTCTGGAACAACCAAAAGCGGCTACCCGTCCACATTTACCCGCGCCAGGTCTTACAATTCCGTCAAGGCTCTTGCCGATGATGGCTGGAGCACCACAGGCGCCGTCTATAAGATGGCAAACGCTATCTTCTCGCAGAACCCGACCGTGAACCGCATTGTGGTGGGCCGTGCCGATTCCGGCGACGCTTCCGTTGCCGCGTCCCTGAACGCTATTTGCGACGAAGATAACTCCTGGTATGGCCTCGTTGTTGACCCCGCAATGGTTGACACGGCCGCCAAAATTACCGCCGTCGCCGCATGGGTCGAAAGCGCAAAGAAATTCTGCATCGTTTGGAGTGCTGACACGAATATCTATTCCAGCATTTACAATGAGGAATCTTCTACTGACGCCGCGTCCCTTCTTAAGAAGGCCCGCCGCGACCGCACCGCCGTCATTTACCACGCCGTACCCACGGACGGCGCAGACTATCCCGATGCCGCATGGATGGGCGAAGGATTCCCGTATGATCCGGGTTCTTCCACCTGGGCATACAAGACGCTCAAGGGCGTTGCTTCCGACAACATCACGGCAACCAAGGAAACAAACATTCTCTCTAAAAACTGCAACTTCTATTCCGAAGTCGGCGGCGTGAATATCACCCAGGAGGGTAAGGTTGCTAGCGGCGAATGGATCGA